TTTGAGAACCATCGCTGTCCATGAGTCCTCAGCGTATGTTCGGAATCTCATGTCCAGATTCACGAGAGCGGTCTGGACTGCTTTGTCTCGGATCACGAGCGCTTCTGGATCTTGCCTCTGCTCTGGCGTTAGTTTCTCCGCCTCGTACCAGCGAGCATAGATTCCGAGCCTAGGGATCGGATCATATGCTGATGGTTTTGTGATTTTTATTGGTTGCATTAGTTTCTCCTTTTTTAGAAATGGTACTTTAGAGCCTCGTCAAATTTATCTCTGAGAAATCGTACTTGATCTTCAGACAAATTGACCTTGATGTCTTGCTGTGTGGAAAGCATTGCTATTTCCACAAAGCCGATTTCATTTCGTGAATCTGCTTTAATCATGATTTTGTCCAGATCAGAAACAGTGGTTGTGACTCTGCTTCCTTCTCTTGAATAAACTATGATTGCTTCTTCATTGATTTGTGTTTTCTTGGAATTTGATATCCAGTTTCTTAAACTCATTTTGATCTCCTTTTGATCTTGGTGGTATTTGTGATTCGGAGATTGTTCTCCGAGTCGTGAGTTGCCGGATCGTGAATCCGGAGGAGGCGTTACCTCTCAACCCTGTCGGATCAGTACCCTGATCCGACTTTGTGCTTCCGAACCATTTGTCCTTTTCCGCCTATTTTCTTTTCGCAGACTGGGCAAGTGTGATAATTCCCTGTGTAGTATCCTTGGCGTGATTTGCCTTTGACTGGAAATTGTCGTGAACCTTCGCAGATTCCTTCTTCTCGTTTGGTGTGGTATTCAACCGGAGCCTCTGGAACACAGTGTGAACATACTACGGTTGCGTCTCCGAGTTGTGAAGCAACTTCTGTCCATTCCATTCCGGAGAACTGTGGCAACCATGCTGTCATGCTTCGTCCGCTGACACCTTTGTCAAGACTGTGGCATCGTGCGCCTTGTGTGCATTTGTGGAGGTGTCCGCCGAGGCAGAGTTCCCATCGTGTCCAGCCGGTGTATGATCCGTTGAGTTCTGCGATCTCTGCTTCAAGTTCTGCGATCTCTGCACGAACGGCTGAAAGTTTTTCTGAGACGACCTCTGGGTTGTTGTTTTCTACAATTCCAAATGCTCGGATCTTTGCGTTTACAACTCCGGCTCTGTCACTTCCACTTACTTGGAACCAGTATCCAGCATTATTGCCTCGGTAAGTTCCGAAGAAAGCATCACGAAGTTCTTGTCCAACTTCGGTGAGTTCATCAGTCCGTGAATCAAATTGATCTCGGACCCATGAGAGAGAATTGATTGCGCTGAGGATTGTTCGTCCCTCTTTGTCAAAGAGTTTGCCGAGTTCAATTCTCTTGTCTTGGATTTGTGTGTCTATTTCTTGTGGATTCATTTTGGTTTCTCCTTGTGTTGTTTCCATGACTCCAAGATAGGTCCTAATACCTAACTTTGCAACTCATTCAGCGTCAGTTGAGCGAATTTCTTTCCAAAACCGCCAAATAAGCCCTAGAATCCAAGGGTTTTTGCTAAAAAGAAATTTCTTAAAAACAGGCAAAAAAGAGCCTCAAAAAAGACAAAACATTGAAAAGTCAGTTTTCAAGGTCCGCCCGAACCTCAGCGATCAAGTCCCTCAAATGGTTGGCGAGGAACGGCTCAGGGTAATGAAGAACCGACTCAACCTCCGTCATGACCTCCGCCAGTTTCTTCTTCCACGAGGTCCGGCGAACGCTCGGCTCCATGGTCTGGCTCGCTGGGATCTCCGACATGAACGCCGTTGCGATGTAAGCGTGACCGCCGTTCCGAATCGTTCGCAACTTGACGACCTTGCCTTTGCTCCTGTCTTTCTCATAGCCGTCCAGTTCCATGTTCCTGATCGCTGAACTGACTGTTTGGTGAGCCAGCCCTGTTCGCTCCTCAACTTCCGCTGAGGTCGCTCCGATCGTTCCTGTGGCGCTGATCGCTGACAGGATTGTGTCTTGGACTTGACCGGCTCGGCGCTTCTCAAACTGAGCGTGACTGATGCTGGTGTCAGAGTCAGAGACGTATCCGGTTGTCTCCTGATATTCAAATGATGGTTGCTGGAATAGATCACTCATGACGATGATGCTCGCTTCTGAGGTTTTCCCACTCGGCTCCACAGTGAGCGCAGACACTGACGTAGCCAACGAACGTTTTCACGAATCCGCCTTCCCACTTCTTCGCTTTGATCCAGCGAGTGTCTCCGCACTCACAGAAATCAATCGTGTTGACCGCCAGCCTCTTTCTACTCATTATCTTTGTCTTTCTCATCAATGTATTCTGTGATGACTTGGAACACTGTCTTTGGCTTTGGTGTTCCGTCTCCGAGTTGCATCGCTCTCGCCAGATGCACAACCGCTCCCAACTCAAAGTCATTCATCTTGCCTTGGGGATCAAACTTCTCGGCGATGTAATGCTCCGCCAGATATCCATTCGTTTCAGTGACGTATGTGATCCCTGTCGGGTTGTAGGACGGACTCCAGATCGTCAGGATCATGTAGTCCTCAACATTGCCTCCGCCTTCAAATCCCCTGAACGGAATTGGACACGCTGACGCACGATAGACAAAGCCATCGTTCGGCTCGTACTCCATGGAGCGGATCTCGCCCATCGTCGCCGGATTGGTTTTGACGTAGCCTTCTCCGGTCGCCATTTTCCTCAAAGCGTCCTGAAGGTAATCAGGAGCGCCGTCAATTATTTTCTCAATATCTTCATCCATGATTCTCCTCGCTTTCTGTTTCTCTGTTTTGAATGTAACTCTCAACGCTGAACTTGTCGTGGCGATCGCCGTACTCTTTGATCGCTGACTCCAACGCCGACTCTGGATCCGCTCCGCTGTCTCGGAATGCTGACCAGTAGCGTTTGACTTCACGGCGTTCACGCTCTGTCAGTCCTCCGAAGATCCCGAACCGGTCTCCATGGATCAATGAGTCCAGCAGACAATCAAACACGACTGGGCATTGAGCGCAGATCGCTTTCGCTGGTCCTGATGATTGTCCGGTCTCGGTGAAGAACAATGATGGATCTTCTGTGCGACACGCTGACTTGGATTGCCATTCATATGTTGATGGCTGGATCACTGTTGCTCTCATTCCGTCAATCATTTTGATCTCCTTAGTTCTTCAATATCTTTGAGGACCATGACCTTGAGAAGTTCGTCCGTGGCTGACTCAATGAAGTTGTTGATGTCTGTTCCTCTGGAAGCAATGTGGAGTTCCTGAGCGACAGCAACTTGATCCGCTGTGTAACCTTTTGGAAATGACTCCCAATGGATAGCGCTGTCAATCGCATTCGCTATCTGAATGAGTCCCTTGTCGTCGTCTTTCCTTCCAACGTAACGGATCCTGTTTTCATAATTCTGAAGCCGGAGCCTGTCTGAGCGAACAACATTGTTCCGCTCCTCTTGGACTGCTTGTGCTTCTTCCTCAACAGTCCGATATTCAAGAACTCTGCCGTTGATTGAGTACTCTACTTTCCGATTAGTGGTTGATGCTTTCATGTTGACCTCCTGTGGTCTTGGTGGTTTTGTTTGCCGGATTGTCCGGTCGTGAACTGCCGAGTCATGAACTCGGTGGAGGCGTTACCTCTCAGTCCTTTTGGTTAGAACAGTTCGCCTGCTTCTTGTAGGGCTAGTTTTAGTGAGTGATCGTTGTTCATGCTGTGTGTCCAGTCCATGACCCATTTTTTCAACTCTGTGGTTGATACTGGGTTGTCCATTGCGTAGTGGCTTCTTCTTTGGTATTTCCACTTGAGTTCAATGAGCATTTCTTCACGATCTGCTTTGATGATTTCCTTGGCTCGTACTCGTTCGCATGGCTCAAGATCATATGCTCGGATCTTAAGTTCTAGCCTTGCGCCATTGATGAGCCTTCTGCAATGATCCACGCCATCATCGTATTTGTCTCCGGCTGGAACGATGTCAAAGATTACGTCTGGGTTGGCTTGGATAAAGTCTGCGAACTTGGTCTTGTCCTCACTCAACCATGAGAGTGAAGTGTGAGCAACCTCAAATGATTCGCCTGTTGCTTTGTTGGTAAACTCAAAGACGAATCCTTGGTTTCCTTGTTTTACAAATTTGACTTGGTATTCCATGTTGATCTCCTTGTTGATCGTTGTTTCCATGTCTTTCAAGATAGGTCCATATACCTACATTTGCAACTCATAAAAAAAGAATCTACAAAACCGCAGGTCAGACCACCTAAATTTCTTTGAAAAGTAACGCTAAAAAAACACAAAACATTGAAATCGGTGAAATCGCCACAGGAATGTCACAGCCATGTTTTAGTCTGGGAGTCGTGCCAAAGTCTGGCACAAGAAATGAAACAGGAAGGAATCTGATGGAATCAGAAACCAAAGAGATCCAACAAGATGACATCACCATTGACGGTGCAGTCCTCAAAGCGATCCGACAGATTGAAGATGCAACTCAGACAATCACCAACGAAATTGAGAAGCAAGAAGTTTCACCAGAGGTAAAGATTGCAACAAGTCATTCTTTAACGAATAGCATGAAGCATCTCCGATACATAAATGGGTTGATCCAGAAATCAGTCGGAGAGAAAATGAAATCTGACGGAAACAAAATGGCGGTTGTAGCATTACCGACCGGCGTTCAAGTCAGCGTTGAACAAGTGAACAAATCAACTCGCAAAGACGTTGATCGTGAAGCGCTCGTCATGGCAGTCAACAAGATCGCCAACGAGAACAAACACAGAGTCAACACTGACACCGGTGAACTGGTTGACATTCACGAAAGCCGGAACCGGTTGTACAACAAATGTTTCCGAATGGAACCACGCTGGACCGAACTGAAAGCAATCGGAATTGACGATGACGAGTTCTGTGTGAAGGGATGGGACACCACGGTCAAGATCACTCAAGGCGGTTCACTATGAGCGAGATCGTGAAACAAGAAGGCGCTCCAATGATGAGTGAGCAGGCTCACTTTGAACTGGTCGTAAAGCAGGCGGAAGTTCTCGCAAAAAGTTCCATCGTTCCGAAAGCGTACCGTGGCAAGTCAGCGGACATCATCGCTTCAGGACTCGCTGGGCGTGCGTTCAACTGGGACGTGATGACCTCAATGCGGAACTATCACGTCATAGAAGGTTCAGCGTCGCTCCGACCGGAAGCAATGCTGGGACTTGTCCGACTCCATGGACATTCCGTTGACTTCCGAGAGGAACCAGATGCGGTCGTTGCCATCGGCAAACGCCACGACACCGGAGACGTGTATGAGTCAAGATTCAGCGTCGCTGATGCTGAGTCAGCAGGACTCGCAGGGAAGCGAAACTGGAAGCAGTATCAGAACGCCATGCTGACATGGAGAGCAGTCAGTAAACTCTGCCGATACCTTTTCAGTGACGTTGTTCTCGGAGCCGGATACGTTCCGGAGGAGATCGGAGCGGACACTGATCCGGAAGGTGAAGTGATTGAGATTGAAGTCTCTGAAGTCAAAGAGATTGATCCCTTCGCTCCAGAGATCATGTGGCACACGTTCGCTGAAGCAAAGACCAAACTTCTGGAAGCATGTAATGGAGACAAAGACCTCGCCGTTGAGATCTGGGGAGATCGCTCCAACGCCGATGACATGCCGAAGGAAGTCACTGATGAAGAACTGCAAGTTCTGATTCGTCAAGCGACAACGATGGCAGAAATGAAGCAAGACTTCAAAGAACAAACTGAAGGCGATGAAGTCGCCCAAGAACAAGAGGAGATGTTCAAATGAAATTAGCAGAAGAAAGAACAGCGCCGTGGTCCAAGATCGGGACACGGTTGCCAGAAGGAACAACGATCAATGAAGCCATGGTTGCCAGTGGTCTTGACTACACAGTCGGGATCACTGATGCGATCGTGGATCTTCCAGTAAACCAGTATGAAGCAATCTCAGTTCCGTTCCCGAATAAAAGAGTCACATACAGGATAGACACCATGGAGCCTCTCGGTTTCGTTGGCAACAGATACCACGTTCTCCAGCATCGTGACGCAATACCGCTCCTTGAGGCGCTCGTCGGGACCGGCTGGTCTCCGCTCGCCGGAGGAACGATGAGGAAGGGCGCTGTCGGCTGGCTCGTTGGAGCGTTACCATTCAAGCCCAAGTCAGGCGAGTTTGAAGCGAACCTAGCGATCATGAACTCGTTTGATATGAGTTCTGGACTCCGGTTCGCAAACACTCCGCTCCGACCTGTTTGCAACAACGCCGTCCAGTTGATGATGAGGGGAGCCAAATCATCGTTCGTTCTGAAGCACTCCAAACATATGGATCAACGTTTTGAGGAAGCACGAGAGGCTCTGGGAATCGCTGTGGCGTATGCTGAGAAACTTGACGAAGAAATTGAGAGACTTCTGGACATGAAGATCAATCTCAAAGATGCCAAATATCTGGTCAACAAAATCATTCCACTCCATAAAGTCGCCGGACTCAAAGGCAAACGATTCGGCGGTGAGATGAAGAATCCAAGTGGGGAATGGAAAGAATTGAGCGACAAAGCAATCCGAATCCGTGAAGAACGTCAGGATGATGTGATCCGTCACTGGTTGACTTCGGAAACACTTGATGGAATCCGAGAAACTGGCTGGGGTTGGATCAACGCTCTCAACGAAATGGATCAGTGGACTCCACGACCAAAGACCAGCGAGCGAGGACTGGCGGAGCGCACATTGCTCACACAGTTGAACGCCGTGTCAGGAACGTGGACACAGATCGCTCACAAGAGTCTCCGAGATCAATCGTTCCGTCAAGGTGTAGCGGAATATCATTCCCTGAGATAATCTAAAATCCCCAACCGGTCACTTGACTGAAGCGATCAAGTGACCGGTTAATCAGGGGAAACTTTTTCATGATCTACAAGAGGAGAATCACATGGTCAAGAATAGTTCAACAGTGAGACACTGGGAAGGGCACAAACTAGTTATTGTTCCGACAGCAATGATCGGAGCGACTAACGCTGAAGGCAAAGCACTATCAGGAACGGCGTTGAGGTTGTGGCTGGCGCTGGCATCGTTTGCCAATGCTCAACATGAATGCTTTCCATCTAACCGCCGACTGGAGGAGATGATGCCGGAGGGAACGAGTCGCAGGACTCTCCAGAGAGCGAAGCAGGAACTGATCTCGGCTGGGCTGATAACGGTCACGCCACGGATCACTGACAGCGGTCGCCAGACTTCGGATCTTTATTGTCTCCACGCTCCTGTCTGGGAGGAGGACATTCCTGTCGGGGAGGGCGACAAAACTGTCACCCTAGAGGGCGGTCAGAGTGACACCCACGAGGGCGGTCAAATTGTCACCCTTGAGGGCGGTCAATCTGTCACCCCTTTAACTATTAAAAAGGAACTTAACCAGAAGGAAGTCGTGGACAGAATTTTCTCAACTTGGTGTGAGGTAGCAAAGAAAAATCCGAACAGAACCAAGTTAGACAGCAAACGCAAACGCCTCATTGAGAATGCGTTGAAGGATTACTCGGAGCAAGATGTGTTGATGGCTGTCGTTGGTTGGCGGAACTCTCCATGGCATTCAGGGCGCAACGATCAAAACAAGGTCTACAACGATCTCGGTCTGCTCCTGAGAGACGCTTCAAAGATTGAGTACTTCCGAGACATGGCTCAAGAAGGAGCGCCGACCGAATCCGGTCCATCTTGGGGAGCGATCAACGAAATCCTTCAGGAGCGTCTGTGAGGCTCTACGACTTGAAAGCGCCACGAGAAGGCTTAGAGGAGGCGCTAGAATGGATTCTAAGCCCTCTGAGAGCCATTTAGAGGCACATTTAGCCATGGAAGGAACAACATGTCATCAGAAGCATCAGCGTCAGCACTAGCGATCCTGACGGCTGGGTTTGGGAAAGAGTTACCGAAGCCAACAATCCGGATCTATCTGAACGCCATGGCTGATCTATCGCCGGAGGTTCTCGCCAGAGCCTGTGATGAAATCATCAAGACATCAAAGTTCTTCCCGACCGTGGCGGAGATCCGTGAGGTCACGATGAGGCTTGACGAGAAGATCGCTTTGCCTCAAGCGTGGGACGAAGCATGGGAAGAAGTCATGACTAAGATCCAGAGAGAAGGACGCAACCGAGAAACAGAATGGTCCAATGAAGCGATCCCTGAAGCACTGAAAGCGCTCGGCGGATATCAACGTGTCTGCGATGCGACTTCCATCGGAGCGGTGGAAGCAAGATTCAAGAACGCATACCAAAGAACAGCGACCGGTGAACGCCGGAACATATTGTTGGGAGGAAACAATGAAAAAAGCAATAGCGACATTCATATCAGCGATCATTCTGCTGATGTCCGTGAACTCGGCGCAGGCTGAAGTATTTTCTGGACACGTCTGGGACCAGATCACCAGATACGCAATCCAAGACGACTACCAGTTCGGCGAACAATCAGATTCTGTTCGGTGGCTCCAGTACATAATCGGAGCGGAACCCGATGGCGTGTACGGTCCGGAAACTTTCAACCGGCACAGTTCAACGCTGATGAAATACAGCGACATCGTTGCTTCCGATCATCTCCCTGTCTGGCGTTCATCGCCAAGGACATTCAGAGACAGCGTTGAGGTCTGGAGAAACACGGCGACGCTGGCTCTGACACATTACAACAAACTTCACGAACTGGACCGCTTCCTCGCTTTGATCCAATGCGAGAGCGGAGGAATTGAGGACGCTGTGAATCCAAGTTCCGGAGCGACTGGACTGCTCCAACATCTTCCGCAGTTCTGGGACGCTCGTGCCAGAGTCGCTTTGTCAGGAGCGTTCAGAGGCGAGCCAGCCACGAACGGAGAGGCGAACATTTGGGTCAGCGCTTGGCTCATGTATGAAGCGACCGGCGGAGGTTGGCAACACTGGGACTTCGGTTGTTTGTAAAAAGCAGAAAGCCCCGACCGAAGTCGGGACTCTCACTTCCTCAGTCCTTCGCCTTATAGATCTTCAACTGGTCGTTCTTGCGCTACATAAAGTTTGGCATCGCTTACACTTAAACCACCTTGGACAGCGCTACCTACTGCTTCGGCTTCCATTTGTCCTACTTGTGCAAATACCTCATCAAGACCATTTGCACAATAATCACAAAGTTCTTCCCATGGAGCATCTATTGTGAATTTAGCGTAATCAATTTTTATTCTTGAACTATCAACGTTACATGTGCATGTGTATATGTTTGTCATTTTGGTTTCTCCTTGTGTTGTTTCCATGAGTACATAATAGGCATAAATACCTAGTTTCATGCAAGTTCTACAAAGAAATCAACAAAACCGCAGGTCAGACCCCATAAATTTCTTCATGAAAAGAGCGCCAAAAAACACAAAACATTGTTTTTGGTGTTTCGCCACCAGTCTCAGTTAGGTGTCCGCCTATAATCAAAACATGACAGATTTATCAAAACCCGAAATGGATCCGTTCTACTACAAAGGCAATAATCGGCACTGGTTAGAAATCAAAGGCGACTTGAACTTGGGGTTTGTTAGTAGAAAAATCAAACTGAAAATCAATGTTGAATACAACATCGCAGATGCGCTTTCAAAAGATTTAGAAATACCGTTAACCGATGCACGAGATTTGATTGTCAACGATTTTTTAATAGAAGAAGTAACGTGGAATGGTTTGAGCAGTAGAAAACTTCATCTAGAGCAAGTTGAGCATTTTCCGAAACTAAAGGCTGTTGAAGAATGACAGAAGAATGGATCATTGAGGACAACGAACGCCCATGGACCGCCAACGCCGAACGCCGATGGCACTACCACAAGAGAGCAAGGATCGTGAAAGAAACTCGTGAGCGTTTCGCATGGCTCGCTCTGGAAGCGAAGATCCCGAAGCAGGACTGCATCACAATCTCAGCGACTCCTCTACTGGCTCGCAAAGTTTCCATTCCAGATGTGGCTTCATGTTACCCAGCGGTCAAAGCCGGAATTGATGGACTGGTTGATGCTGGAATAATTCCTGACGATGATCCATGCCATGTCCGCCGGATATCTTTTCACGCTCCAGAGTTCGGCGACAAAGATGGACTGAGGATTGTCGTGGCATCTTTCAAGGAGGAGACATGAAACCCTTTTATGAAGATGACTCTGCAACGATCTATCACGGCGACTGTGTGAACATTAAACCAACGAATCAAAAACCAAAACTCATTTTGACTGATCCGCCGTATGCGACAGGAAAAATCCAAAGCCGTCTCGGTGGTGAAAGTTACGAGGACAAAGAATCAGCAGAAGAAGTTTCAGTCAAGATAGAAACAGTGTGCGAAAATTGGTTTGGAGCAGATACCACTCTCGCTGTGATATGCGACTATCGTTTGGCTTATTCATTGGTAGCGAGACTCACCAAATTTGGTTTGGTTCTTCGTGGTGAAATCATTTGGTCTTTTGGATTAGGCAATCCGAGAACTTCATGGTGGGCGAATAAGCACAATCACATTTTGACGTTCACAGAAAATGAAACATCAGGAATTTTCAACGAGGAGCATGTTCCAAGAACGGACAGAGTTGCTGAATCAAAAGGCTATCCATCGGACAAGAGCGTTGGGAGTGTTTGGGATTACACATTCAGCAATTCAGATTCAGAGAGAGTGAAGTACCCCAATCAAAAGCCATTGAAGATATTGAATCCTTTTGTTCAAGTTCATTCAAATATCGGAGATCTAGTTTTTGATCCATTTATGGGTTCTGGATCAACCGGAGTTTCGGCGTGTAATCATTTCCGTAGATTCATTGGATCTGATCTCAAAGAGGAAGCGTGTGAGATTGCTGTGCGTAGATTCGCCGAGCCAGTGTTGCCTCTGTATGGAGAGACATGAACGGACCGATCATTCAAAGCGACGTTGAGGAACGATTGATACTCCTCGCCGACCGGCTGGACAAAGAAGTGGAATACTATGCCACTGTCGCAACCGAACGAGCGGTCAACGAAGCGACATACAAAAAGTTGTACGCCACGACGCTTCTCCAGAGTGAAGGAACAGTCGCCACGAGAGAAGCGCTGGCTCAAGTACACTCAGCGGAGGCGTTCCACGCTTGGAAGATCGCTGAAGCAAAAGAGAAAGCAACTCAACAATCGTTGATTGCGATACGAAACCAAATGGACGCACTGAGAACCATCTGTGCAAATGTCCGATCCTTAGGAGGATAGAAATGACTGAACAAACAGAAACCATGATGAAGAAAGCGAAAGACTTGACGCAGGGCATGGCGAAGCAACTTGAGATCCGGAGCGACATGGCGAGCCAACGCCGTGAACTTTTCCGTGAACTTTTCCAGAGCGGAGTCAGCCAGAGAGAGATCGCCAAGGAATGCGAACTTGATCCACAGACGGTTCACAATGTGATCCACAATCGCCGGAGCCGATGATGCCTAGAAACTGTTACTGGGTTCCGACTGCTCCATTGCAGGAGTATCTGGACAGCACTGTCCCAGACGGCATCTGGGGACAAGACAACGAACGCCGATCCTTGGCGTTGGGAATCTCTATCGGATATTACAAGCGTTTGAAATACAGAAATGAAATATCATGGATCGTCGCTGACCGGTTAGCGACTAATCTGGGGAGACACCCGAAAGAAATATGGACAGACTGGTATGAACTCACAGACAGATGAACGCAACGCCGACACTGAATCAAACGTGATTGATATGTGGGAGTGGAAGGCAAGACAACGACACCCAGCAGGGAAAGCATTGACCAAGAATGAAGCGAACTCCTCTTAAGCGTAAGACTCCCCTGAAGCGTGGAGGCAGATTGAATCCTGTCTCAAAGAAGCAGGCATCACTGAACCGGAAACGCCGAACGTTTGTTGCGGATCAGTTATCGGTCCGTCAGTTCTGCGAGGCTGGTCCGAAGATCATGAGAGCCGGACACGATCCCAAATGCCAACGACTCTCAACAGAAATCCACGAACCGATTCTGCGCTCTGCTGGCGGATCAATCACCAGCGTTGAGAACTCGGTGGCGCTGTGCCGATTGTGTCACCGATGGATCCATGACAACGTTGGAGAGTCAGAAAAACTTGGTCTGATTCAGCGTTCATCGGCAAATTAGAAAAAGAAATTTCAAAATTTCTTAAAGTGCTGGTCACAGCGTTTTGGCTTTTTTTCTGACCAGCGGTTTTGTCCATCTCCAAAAATTACGATTTGCAAACTCATGTCAGTAGTGTAAACTAGGTAATACCACCTAGACGAACAGGAGTTCAATATGGAAACAGAAATCACAATCACACTCACACAGAAAGAGTTTGAAGCACTCTCCAAATGTGTTGATGGGAGGATCGCATACTACGAGAGGAACATCACCAAAGCGAAGCAGAACAGAAGGCACAATCCCAAAGGACTATTCGCTCGGCAACTAAACACATTCACCAGCATTCAAAAGAAACTCGCTTAGGCGACACCACCAAGACCGCAAGGAGGTCAAAATGAAATTAATCAAAGTACCAACAGAACAGATCAGGCAAAGGATCTACTGCGAAGGCTACGACCAGATCATGAGCGATCTCGGAATCACTGATCCGAACCTCGTGCCATGGAAAGCAACGTCATCGCTTGACCTCATTGACCGACTGCTCACAGCCTTGGAGACTTGGCATCAGCAGAAGGCGACCATGGGCGAGAGCAAAGCGACTCAACGATTGAATGATGTGCTTGGTCATCATCGGTTCAGTCCAGAGTTCAAATCAATTCAAGACGAATGGATTGATGGTTGTCTTCAATGGAGTCAGCAGGAAGAAGAAGTCATCGTGATTGATGACAGTGACATCGGCGAGCCGGTCAAAGAGATCCGCCGAGAAGGACAACGGATCCTGAAGTCTGGGACCAACGTGTATGTCCAACTCAAGCGATGCAAAGGAACACGGAAGGATCAAGGATACGTCGTTGAGTGTTACGAGAACGGATACGTCAAAGTCAATCTTGATGGATTCGGTGAAGCGATGACATTGCCAGTTGATGAGTTCGTTGTGGCTCGTCAAGGAACGACCAACAGATAGGAAAACTAGAATGGCTAAGAAGAAACCAACGAAGAAGAAACCATGGCAACCATTGAAGCAAGACTCACCGGCTGTCAGAAAAGTGATGGAGGACAAACTAATCGCCGGACTCAGATCAGAGTTCCCAGACATGTCCGATGATGAGATCCGATGCGCCGTTCACAAAGATGAAGTCTGGGGGAATGATCGCTACACGGTCAGCGTCACGTTCAAGGATAATCGGAAGCGTGAAGGATATTTGGAGATCGGCGTTCACAATCACAACCGGACAACGATCGTTCCATGGGCGCACATGCAACAGATCAAGAACGAGGTCTCTGGACCGGAACGTGAAGCGGTGATGATCTACCCAGCCGAGTCCAGACTCGTGGACACAGCGAACGAGTATTGGATCTATGTCTACCCGACCGGACAGTTCCCACGTTGGGAATCCATCGTTGACTCTGACGGCAACCCTGTTGAGGTTCCGTTGGGAATGAATCAGGGAAGGAACGTCCAGTACGAAGATCGGAACCCGATGCTTAGATCCAAGCAGGGCGAGCAACTCATCGTGAGCGATCAAAATGAGGAAGCGTAGTTTTCAATGTTTTGGTCTTTTTGGGACTGTTTTCGGAGGGATATTTATGAGGGCTGACCAGCACTTTTGCAGAAATCTTCAAATAAGTTGTACGAAACTAGGTATCTGTGCCTATTATGTACCTATGGAAACAACCAAGGAGATCAACCAAATGAACACAACAGCACAACTCAACGAAGCAATCAAAACTTTCAGATACACAAACAGCAAAGAGGAAGCAATCATCGGAAAAGCAACCATCAACAAAATCCGTGAGGACAACATGGAAGAAATCCGAAACGCATTCTTGACAGGCGGAACGAGTAACGAACTTACACAAGCAGATATGGAAGCATCAGAACTCGCTTTCCGACTTCACGTTGTATTCAAGATCTGAGGACTGACTGATGAACCGCACTACTGACTCCAAGAAATCAAATACCTACGAAATAGAAAACGCCTTCTGGACCGCACTCGGCGAAAACAAAATTGACGTTGCTTCTATCGCTGACGCTCAAGAACTCGTTGACGTTCTTTGCTCAGAGTTTGACGTGGAAGAAATCACAGTCGTTCAGGGCGACAAAGGCAAAGCCTCTTTCTGGAGAGCCTACGGTCGCACCATCTCAATCCTTCCACAGATGATGAAGCGTTGGATCGTCGTTCACGAGTTCGCTCACGCTCTCAACGACCACCGCATGAGTCTCCTCAAGGGAGAAGTTGGTATCGCTCTCCCAGCCGGACTCACCGCCGGTCATGGTCCAGCGTTCCTCAACGCCTACGTTGATGTCGTCCGATTCGTTTACGGTGACGCAACCGCTGACGCTTTCGCTAAGACATGGAAAGCCAACAAGAGGACACCAATGACAGTCACTCAGGAAGTTCTCAAGAACGTCGCCAAGCATGACAAAGCACTCGTCTCCAAGATTCGCAACTGGCTCATCAAACTCCCTTCCTCAACTTACGCCTACAAACGACAAGTTGCGTTCCACAGTGTCACCAACGCAACGATCAAAGACGACATGGGCATCTTCCTCCAGAGAGCGAAACTCCGAGGAGAAGTCACTGACGCAATCTCAATCGTTCAGGAACTGGAAGATGGTCAAACCATGGAACCGGTCACAGTCGCCACTCTCTTGTTTGACATTCACGAAATGGTCGCAACCGACTTCACCGCCAAGGGCAACATCATTTCATTCACGCTGGACTGCTCAGAATACGGAGTGCCACACTCCAGTTTCCATCACGATGATGTCTGGTACACAGGCAACCGATATCTTGAGAACCAACAGGAAGCAGTCAAGGTCCACGTCACAATCAACCTTGACCTCATCTGCGACGTTCACTTTGAAGCAGAAACAGACAGGGGCAACCGATACGAATACGAATCAACAGTCGCTCAGGAAAGCACAAGTGTTTCAGAAGCAATCAACCGTTTGAAAGCAATCTCCTAGAAACCATTACCCTCAATAATGTCACCCAAAGACAGAACACTTCTCCGCTTCCGCTTCTCATCAAACCGTTGACGCTCAGTCAAACCACCCCACACACCGAAATGAACATTGTTCTCCAACGCCCACTCCAAACACTCCGGCTTCACAGAACAATTCTCACAAGCACGCAACGCCAACTTCGGGCGGACACCATTTGGAGGAAAGAAAGCAGACACGTCCAACCCACGACACTCAGCCTTCTCTATCCACTCCCCACGAGGGAACGCATAATCAAAATCAAACAGAGGAGAAGAAACCTCACCACCAAACATAGAAACCAGAATAGACCACCAACCAAACACAAAGAATGACCCCCAAAACCCTGAACGCTCCTCTGAACACTGATACTCTGAACATTATGAAACGTTCTTTGCCAACAACAACGATTGATAAGTACATGAAAGTCATTGATCTTCGGAAGGCTGGGCTTACTTTTGAGGAGATTGCGGAGAATGTCGGGTATGAGTCTCGCTCTGGAGCGAAGATGGCTTTTGATTCGGCGGTGAAATACTGGGGACATGAGTCGGTGACGGAACTCAGGGTGATTGAGAATGAGCGTGTTGAGGATCTCTGGCGCAGGACATACAAGATGTTGGAGGATCCAACGCTGACGCTTTCTGAGTCTTTGCGGATTATGGAAACGGCGTTGAAGGTTACGGAGTCAAAGCGCAAACTCCATGGACTGGACGCTCCTCGCCAGTTGGAGATCTCTGGGCAGGACGGCGATGAGATCAAAACCGATGTTGGGCAGATCCTGAAGGACCGGCTTCAAGCGCTACATGACCGATATGTTGAATCCACGTCAGAGGAGCCTGATGCGCTCACAGAGGCTGTTGAGACCGATCAGGGTGTAAATACCGCTGAAACACCTCAGAACGCCTCAGAATCGCTTATAAACGCCTCTAATGAGGACAATATCACTGATATGGAGGTGGATCTGGCGGAGAAGCGCTCAGAGATCGCTGACAGAGCAGATGTTGTGAACGGTTTGAAGATACTCAGGAAGAACGAATGACTAAATTTCTGGGAACGTGCGTGGTTCTGGCTTTCGTAGCGGTCATGACGATCTCGGAAGTCTTTGAAATCTCGCTCCTGTACGCATATCCGATCGTCATGGTTGCGCTCGGAGTGATCTGGCTGAGGTACACATGAACGACATTGCTCTCGTGCTTACGGATCCAACGCTGTCAATCATGGATCAGTTGGCTCGGCTACCCAACGAGGAACGACTGGAGATCCTCAACGAAATGGAAGTCAACGATCCGGAGATTCTGAACTCGTGGGAATACTGGGCAAGACCCAAACAACGAACGCCGGAAGGAGACTGGCGGATCTGGCTGATCCTCGCCGGTCGTGGATTCGGCAAAACCAGAACCGGAGCCGAGTTCATCAGGGAACAAGTCAACCAGAACAAGGCAAGACATATCGCTCTCGTTGGTCCTACAGCATCAGCGGTCAGGGACACAATGATTGAAGGCGAGTCTGGACTGCTGAAGATCTTCCCCAAAGACGAACGACCACGATATGAACCATCAAAGCGCCGAGTGACTTTCCGCAACGGATCCGTCTGTAGTGCCTTTTCTGCTGACGAGCCTGAGAGATTAAGGGGCAACAATGCAGATCTGGCTTGGCTAGATGAGGTCAGTTCTTGGCGGTATCCCCTATCATATGAAATGACAATGTTGGGACTCAGGATCGGGAAGCACCCCAGAGCGGTCGTGACGACAACGCCGAAACCGGTCAGGATCATCAGGGAACTTCTCGCTATCAATGACGGATCTGTTCATGTAACCAGAGGATCAACCTATGAGAACTCGCAGAACCTCGCTCCTTCGTTCATGGCTGAGATCCTCGCTCGCTATGAAGGGAGCCGGTTGGGGAGACAGGAGATTCATGCCGAGGTGCTTGAGGACGTGGAAGGCTCTCTCTGGGTTCGGGAAGATATTGACCGCCACCGAGTGACCGACCACCCAGACCTCACCAGAATCATCGTCGCCGTTGACCCAGCATCAACCAGCAACAAGTCATCAGCAGAAACAGGAATCGTTGTCGCCGGAGTCAGCGCCGAAGGACACGGATATGTTCTGGACGACAAATCAATCAGGGGAACACCGCTGGAATGGGGAACCGCTGTCGTGTCCGCCTACCACCGAAGCAACGCCGACAGGATCGTCGCCGAATCCAATCAGGGCGGAGAGATGGTCAGTCACACACTCCGAATGATAGATCCGAACCTCCCAATCAAACTCGTTCACGCTTCCAGAGGGAAACAAACCAGAGCCGAACCGGTTTCCAGCCTCTACGAACAAGGCAAAGTCCATCATGTCGGCTTCTTCAGCGACCTTGAGGACCAACTCTGCTCATGGGTTCCTCACGAAGGACCATCACCGGACCGCTTGGACGCTGTTGTCTGGGCGATCACCGAGTTGATGGTTTCTAGAAGAAGGGAAGTCTCAGCGATCGTTCCGGTTTCTTTGGAGCAAAGCAACCCATGGATCCCTCAATGACCTCAGTGACATTTCTGACGAGTTGGTCTAGGGTGTATTCATGACCGATTTGACAAACGACTTTGAGAAGGCTGTCAAACCTTCTTCCAACGACTTCAGAGAGATCGGTTCCTCTGGTCTCGTCCAATACGGCGGGACGGTTCGTCAGGATTTCTTGCGTGCTTTACAAGGGCGCAAAGCCTACGCCAACTACACGCAAATGGCAGACAACGATCCGGTCATCGGAGCGTGCCTCCATGCCATAGAGATGATGATTCGTGGAGTGGACTGGACTGTAGAACCGACAGACACCGAAGATCAGAAGTCAGTTGAAGTCGCCGAGTTCTGTGCGTCGTGCCTCTCTGACATGTCTCAGACTTGGGCGGATACCCTGTCCAATATCATGTCAATGTTGATCTATGGATTTTCATATCATGAGATCGTTTACAAACGCCGACAGGGAAGAACCGATAAGGCTGAAACGAACTCCAAACACAATGACGGAATGATCGGCTGGCGCAAACTCGCTATCCGTAACCAGAACACAATCCATAAATGGGACATGGACAAACACGGTGGAATCAACGGAGCGTTCCAACGAGACATGTACGCCACGTTCGCCGGATCCAGTTTGGTGTTCCTACCGATAGAGAAGTCGCTCCTGTTCCGCACAACTTCAAAGATGAACAATCCGAACGGTCGCTCAGTTCTCCGGAATGCGTTCGTTCCTTGGTACATGAAATCAAAGATTCAAGAGATAGAAGCAATCGGCGTTGAGCGTGATCTGGCTGGTATGCCAATCGCTCTCGTGCCTCCGCATCTCCTCTCAGACAACGCTACAGCGCAAGAACAGCAGGCATTAAGCGCTGTTAAGCAGATCGTCCGGAACATTAAAAGGGACGAGCAGGAGGGCATTGTGTTCCCTCTCGCATACGACGAGGACGGCAATCTTGCTTATGATCTGAAACTGCTCGCCACTGGCGGTTCACGACAGTTTGACACCTCTGAGATCATCAATAGATACGATCAGAGGATCGCCATGAGTCTCCTTGCCGACTTCATTCTCCTTGGTCATGAGAAAGTCGGGACTCAAGCGCTGTCAGTTTCCAAGATCCAGTTGTTCACTGATTCACTGGACGCTTGGCTGTACGGAATCGCCGAAGTCGTTTCAAACTATGGATTCAGCCGACTGTTAAGAATCAACGGCATTTCTGAAGAACTGACACCGACGTTGAGATACACGCCACCGACAAACATTGATCTTGAAGCCCTGTCCAAGTTCATTCAAAACATTAGCGGAGCCGGAGCGATGCTGTTCCCAGATGAAGGTCTTGAATCATACTTGAGAGAGGTGGCTGGGCTACCAGCGGAATCTGCTGAAGAAGTCTAGACGTGAAAGTCCGTGTCGCTAAGAGGCGGAGAGTTCCAGAGATTCTCCTGAGCCTCCCACACGAACATCACGACAACTGCCACGTCTCCACAAAGCACCACTCCAACGTTGAGAAGAAACGAGAGTCAGGGCAACCAGCGTGGCGGATCGCTGGCATCGGTGATCTGAACCGGAGAGAGAAAGAATTAGCGGACCTCATCATGGAATGCTGGGAAGAAACGAAACCTCTGGTGGAAACTCTGGTGACTGAAATGTTTCCGATCGGTCCGGTGACTTCCATGGCGCTCAACGACGAATCTCAATACGATCTCAACGTTCATCTCGTGACAGGAGAATATCAGGAACGATTCAGGGAAGTTCTGCTGGACCAATATCTGGACTCTGGCGAATACTCAATGCGAGAGTTCACAAAGCAGTTGAGCAAAGAATACAAACGATTCAAGAAAGTCACCAAAGCCGATGATGTTCTACCATCAGAAGCAATCATGAGGTTCCGGTTTGACCGGACCAGCCCAACGGCGGAAGCGTATGCGGTCAAGTCCTCGGCGAGCATGGTCACGGATCTGGCAGACACAAACATCGCTGGCGTTCGTTCTCTGGTCGGGCGAGCATTCCAAGAGCAACGAACTTATCAGCAAACCGCCACAGCGCTCACAGCGCTTCTCTCAGAGGCTGTTCCCCTGAACTCTGTATCTCAGCGCCTCGGATCGGTTTACGGCATCAACGCCAATGGTTTGTTCCCCAGATACGCCAACGCTGTCGCTAACTTCGCTGAACAAACCGCTCTGGATCTCACCGAAAGAGGAATCACCGGTTCCAAAGCGTTGAAGATCGTTCAGCAACGGAGCGACAAATACGCCAACAAACTCCGAAGGTCCAGAGCCAAGATGATCTCCAGAACAGAAATCATGAGAGCGAATAATGCAGGAAGGCTTCACGCCTCCGATCAGGCATCAGCAAAGGGATTGTTTGACAGGGACAAAGCCAAACGGCAATGGATCACCGCTCCTCAAGATGCGTGCTACATCTGCGGACCGCTCAACGGTGTCGCTGTACCCTACAACGAATCATGGTACGAAGGAGAGCCAGCGTTCGTTCACCCGAACTGTCGTTGCACTTGGCTCCTGATCCCGAACGTTCCAGTGTACGGTGTACCAACTGTCAGCGGAGACGGAACCGCCAGCAATCCATTTGTTTGGAACTTCGCTAACCAGCAGAACCAATCTCTGGCTGGAATCCAAACCGGTGGCGCTACAGCCAGCGGAGCGCCGGACACAATCCCAGATCCGAAACCGATGCAATCAACGGCGGTCACTGATGAAGTCGCTGAAGTCGTTGATGACGTTGTTCCAATACCAGATGAGATCACAGATATTGATGAGTATGTGGACAACTTTGTCTGGGACGACGCTGGACGAAAGTGGGCGGATTTAGATATTGATGAACAAAGATATTTGACTGACACAATGATTGACGTTGAAGTACAGAAAGCGGTTGATGAGATTTCAACGCTTTCTCATTTCCAAGGCGATCAGGGATACAAGTTGATGACAAGTCCGCCGACACCGCCAGAAGTCGCTGAGGAGATTCGCAGGCTTCAGGACGAAGTTCAGGAGGCACTCATCACCCTTGACTCAAAACGCCGGTTGCAGGGACTCCAGATCCAACGAGAAACGGCTGAATGGACGAGAGATTCTGGTGAGGTTCTCGGAAACGTAACACAGAAGGGAACAAGAGTCACGAAATCACGGAAGTTCTCTGGGCGCACAATAGTTGACGAAATTGATTTCCCTGACGAAACAATCCGAGGCGGAGATCCAGTGTTCAAAAGAATCAGAGATGCTGAGAGTCGTGGGACCATGGTGACGGAACGCCAACTCCGTGACCGCCTTCAGAAACGGTGGGCGATCAGACCCGAAGAAATGGACGGATATGTTGACGATGCGATCGCTAAACTCAACGCTCTCGGTGAAGCAATGGAGAAAGAAGCAGTTCGCCGAGCCGATGACTTTGTTGCTTCTCAATCAGCAGGAAGAAAAACCGCTGATGAAATACTTGAAGCGAAGCAAACTGTTCAACGTCAAATTGATGAACTCGCTGATCCTGAACTTGGTGGAGGCTTAGGTTCTCGGAATTTAGAATATGACGACAGGAGGAGTTTTGTTTATGATCCGGAGAACCCAGCGAAGGTTCAACACATTCAAAACGAAATGGAGTTTGATACGAATGCGATCAATAATTGGTTGAATGACACGTTCCCGAATGGGCTAGACACAGAAGTCGTCTTGGTCGTTGATGGGAAACAAACCAAAGGAGCGCTCCGGACTTTCCTATCAGAAGAACAAGTTGAAGGAATAAGAGATCTTGTAGACAGTTTCTTCCTAAAAGATGCCAGAGCGAGCCAGTTGGGGCATCATTTGAAAGTAATTGACGATCTTATGGCTCAAGGTTTAGTTCCACAAGAAGCGGTGACTAAATGGTCAAGCGAATTGATTCCAGCGCTAGTCAAGCAAGCAGATTCACGAGACATTTTCAAAATTAAAAAGAAGAAATACTTTGCCAGAGACGGCGCAGGGAAATCCGAGTTTTATTCAGATATCAAAGAAGTCGTCAGCATAAAAAAGAAGCAAAGAGACTTTGATGTGTTCATGAACTTGGACGAAGTAGCCGAGGCAGTTCCGGCGCTTGATACGTTTCCACCGAACGCATCAGTGGAAAGACTAGAAAGTTTCTTGAATGACTGGATTGAATACGAAACTAAGAATCCGAGTGGCATTGACCAACGCATTGGAAAGCCAATTAATGCAGAAAGCCTAACAGAGTTAAGAGACCGCCTTGTCGGTGTCCGCCAAAAGGATTCTCCAAGGATCCAAAGGATAATGGAGAGACAATCGGCAAGAGCAAACGAAGTGGACATTCCAGACTCCACCCAGTATCTATATCGGCGAGAGTTCAAAGAAGTTCTTGATGAAGCGATGGACATGTACTTCACAGCGTTGGACACGCCGATGGACATGCTCGGCACAGGAAGGAAATGGAGTTCTAAGGGCGGAGCGTTACACACAAGGAGAGTTGATGACATACTCGTCAAACTACACACAGACAGCCTAGACGAACTCAAGAAATCCGGTCTGATGAACTACGCAGATGAACTAGAAGAACTCGGCGACATTGATATTGACATTGATCTGATTGAAAGCCTTGACGGAAGCAAACTATTCTCTCAGAGGCATGAACTCGCCGGATATGCAGATGAAGATTTGACGACATTCACAGAACTATTTGATTTTGATTCGTTGGTCTTGTCCGAGCAGAAAGCAGTCAGCGATTTCAAGAAACTAGTCAGACTTGTTGATCCTGAAAGATACGACGTTCAAATCGTTCCGGCAGACATGGCAGTATTGCGAAAGCAAGTCCTGTCCGAAGCACGAGAAACCGGTCAGACGTTTGAGAACGTTATGTTCGGCAGAATGACTTCAGACGGCAACGTCATTGAAGGTCCAATATCCAAAGATGCAGGAAAGACCGCATGGGGAACGAAAAAGGTTCAGGCGACTGGGAAGGAACTCGGTCCGAAGGGATATCAAGATATGGTCGCTCAACAACTTGATGACGCAATGGAGTTCATGCCTTCAAAGTGGACTCAACGACTGGAAGATTCATTCACCATGGACGGTGCTGACGTGTACGGAAAGAGAGCGAGAGATGGCGCAAACAGAAAAGTCAGCGGTTACAACGCCACCACAAAGAAACAAATAGAACAAGGCGTTATCAGGCGCAGAGGAATCGTTCTGGGAACTGATGCGAACAGTAGCAAGGCTCACTGGGACAGAGCATATTACAGCGGATTTGAACGCAATGACGATATCTTGTTCGGACTATCGGAGCAACGCTGGCTTAATCAAATGATAGATCTGGAAAACTCTCCATTCATGATCGGCGATGACGTTATCAACGCAGGCGGTTTCATCAACATTCAAGGAACCGGAATGACAACCAGCACCATGGCGCACGAACTGACTCACATGATGCAACACCAGAACGGAACGTTCTTGGCTTTGGAGCGAGGCTGGTACAGATTCAAAGCATTGGACGGACCGAAGGTGGATCCGAACGATATCCGATATCAGCAAAGAACAATGAACGACATCATGGGAATCAACGAATACAACCGAACGACAACAGGAGGAAAGATCGCTGGCTTCAGATCAAGTGAAGTCGGAATTGAAGATGAGTTCATCAACCCATATGCAGGCAAGACCTACAACACCAGCGGAGCGCAAGTGGGAACACAAAGAGTCAGAGGAGATATCGGAACTTATGGAGACAAAGCGAGTGACGTGGTTGACCTATCAATCCCCAAACTACAATCACCGTTAGAAGCGACAACCATGGGAACCGAAGCAATGTTCATCACAAAGGTTGATGAAGCAGGGAACTTCGTTGATACCGGATACACTCCAGACGCTTTGAACATCTGGGAGAAGGGAGACAATGTTTTCGGTGGACAAAGTTCCGTTAAAAGCGAGGACACAGCAAACTGGATTTTCGGATTGTTCGGCGGAGTTTAGAAAATGATCTGCATGTTCTCATCTGCTGGTTCAACAATCTGTTCAACTCTAGTGACACCGATGACTCCCTGAGATTCCAGCCACAGCATTGTCTCAACAAGGTTGCTCATGTTTCCCATTCCAGCAACCAGCACCAAATCGCCAGCCTCTTTCAAATCTTCCCTGTCATCAAGTGACTCCACATCAATGAATGGCGTTTCTAAACTGGGCGTAATTATTCTCGGAGGAATCACCATCGTCCGGAACGTTTGAGGGTTCTGTTCAATGTAATCCTCTAGCGCAGAACGAAGCCAGTCAGGGAACTCAACCCATTCATTCTTGTTCGGGTTGAACTCCATTCTGAATTTTGCTCGTTGTCCTCCTAATAGGAAGAACCCTGTCCAGATCATTTTATGACCTCCTCCTGCCATCATAGATGACGTTCCAGAGTCTGGCGTGGCGATTCATTATGACACCACCTTTGGTCGTTTGAAGAATCCGAATGTTGGATCATTGTCTGACTTGCAAACTGTGGCGGTGAAGGTAACTCGGTCACCGACTTCAGCGTTCATGGTGTTGGTTCCCCAGACAACGAATCCTCGGTCATCTTCAACTCTCATCTTGATGACCTCGTTGCCATATGAGAATGTGTTCTTGACTGAGAGAACCGTTCCGGAGATCTCGTGGCGTTGTCCGTTGGTGAGTTCAGCAGGGATCTCTGATCGCTCTGCTTGGCTGTTTGCCATTTCAATGAACTTGACGAACTCTCTGCGGAATCCCTCAGCCATGTAGCAGGCGAACCCAGCGAACTTTGACTCATAGTTCTCAGCGTTGCGAGCGAGTGTGTTGAGGTTGCGCTCAAAGTCGTTGGTGACTTCAATGTTCTTCCAGTAGTTGATCGCTTCAACTGCGAAGGTGACGATCATTTCGTGGTCAACTTCTTCCTCAAGTTCGTGGAGGATATCTGTGCCTTCAGATTCAACGAGTTGTCTGGTTGACTTCTTTTCATCTGTAGCGTTCTTGGCGCTGACGTACTGTCCTTGGACCATCATTGCGTAGATGCTCTTGAGAACAACTGTGAGGAGTGACTCTCCACTTTCTCCGAAGTATCTTCCGCTCTCGTCCTCCTCTGGATCTTGTGAGAAGTCATCAACAACATTGGTGACCATCGTTTGCCATTCCTTGATGATGTAAGAGGCATCAATTCCGAGGAAGTCAGCAACACATGTGGAGCCAACATGGAATTGTTCTCCGGCTTCGTTAGCGACAACCCAGATTGAGTTCCGGTTGCGGTGAGCGTGACAGTGATCGCAGTCGGAAGGGTGAACGTCACGAAGGACTTGGACATCTCCAACTGATTGAATCATCGCCTCTGGTTCTTCATCTTCATTGAGTATGAACTCAACGAAAGCGACTGGCGTGAAATTACCGATGGTGAACACGCCTGAGATTCCGACGCTGAGGTGAACTCGTTCAATCGTTCTGAATACGTCGTTTCCGTCAGCGTCTTTGACCTGAATGATTTCTTTGTGATATCCGTTGTCAATCTTGATGAGGACTGGTTCTTTGCGTGAAGGAGCAGGCTCAGTCGTGACTGTGATGCGTCCGGTAAGACCGTTGCGCTCTGCACGCTTGTTGATGCGGTCTGCTTTGTTGGCGATTTGAACGGCGAGTTCAAGATCGCATGTTTTGGTATATGAGTTGATTTCCATTTGGTTGATTTCCTTCGTTGTTTCCATACCTCCAAGATAGGTGCTAATACCTAACAATGCAACACCTAAATAAGAAACTTACAAAAGCGCAGGTCAGACATCATTTTTGAATACCCAAAAACAGCCCCAAAAAACACAAAACATTGACCAGTCAACAAACTCGCCAAACCTACAATGAGATCGTCGGTGATTGCGTTAATGTTGGGCAACTCGTCAAAGAGAGAATTTCACATGCCGAAATCAACAAAACTATCTGACCTAATCGTGGAGGAAGCGAGTGGCGTTGACCACCCAGCACATCTTCACGAAGGCTGGATCGTGATGAAGTCCAGTGATCTGGACACGGCTCTTGACTCACTCAATGACGAGGAGACATATCCAACATCAACTGAAGGAGAACCCAAAGTGGAACTTCAAGAAAATGAAAATGAGGGTGTTGTCGCCGAAGAAGAAACAGTAGTTGAAGAAACCTCACCAGAGGTTGAAGCAACTCCTGTCCTCGCTTCAGTAGACAGTCCCGATCTTTCAGCAGTTGTCAAAGAACTGACAGACGTGCGAAAAGAGTTGGAGATCACTCAGAAGGCAAATGAGGCTCTCGTTGAAGAACGTGAGATGGAGAAAGCGTTTGACGCTTCTCAGCGCTGGGCTATCCTTCCTGAGTTGAATCCAACAGAGTTCGCTCCTGTCTTACGTTCTGTGAGAACCGCTGATCCAGAGTCAGCAGAAAAGATTGAATCAATCTTAGATGCAACCGCTCTGGCACTATCAGAGGCTGGCATTCTGAAAGAACTCGGAACAGCAACCCCTGAATCAAATGGTGGAGATGCTTATGCACAAATTGAAACTACAGCCAAACAACTCGTTGAGTCCGGCGAAGTAGAAAATTTTGCAAAAGCAATCACCGTTGTTGCTGAAAGGCAACCAGACCTATATCAACGCTACATAGAAGAAAAGGTGATCTAATATGGCGAATGAATTACAAGGTTTTGACATTGGTTTCTTCACCGCTTCTGCTGACCTATCAGCGAAGCAGTATTACTTTGTGAAGTTATCGTCAGAAACTCAAGTCACCGTTTGTGGAGCAGTTACCGATAAACCAATCGGCGTTCTGCAAAACAACCCAGAATCCGGAGAGCAAGCAATCGTTCGCTGTCTCGGAGTTTCCAAAGTCAGCGCTGATGCGACTCTCGCATCTGGCGATGTCATCGGAACTTCAGCAGATGGACAGGCGCAACCAATCTCACTCGGTTCTGAGACAACTGTTCACGTTTGCGGTCAAGCAATCGGAGCAGGAGCATCTGGCACACTTCAAACAGCGTTCATCAATGTAACGAACGGCAGAGGAGCCTAATATGCCACAACCAACTTCACAAGATGTCCATATAGACGCAATCCTCACTCAAATGAGTGTTGCGTTTATGCAGGACCAAAACGCTTTCGTGTCATCACGAGTGTTTCCAACGATCAATGTGAACAAGCAGAGCGACAAATACTTTGTCTACTCACAAGCAGACTTCTTCAGAGATCAAGTGTTACCTCGTGCCGATGGTACGGAATCCGCTGGAACCGGTTACAGCCTCAGCACAGCAACATATTCAGCAACTAACTATGCTCTGCATAAAGACATCGGTCACTTGACCATGGCAAACGCAGACGCTCCGCTGGATCCAATGGCTGACGCAACTCGTTTCCTATCACAACAAATGTTAATCAAACAAGAACGTGACTGGGCGACCAACTGTTTCACGACTTCAGTTTGGGACACAGATGCAACGCCTTCCACACTCTGGAGCGCTTCATCTTCAACTCCAATCGCTGACGTTGAAACCGCCAAGAACACAATTTTGAGCAACACCGGTTACATGGCAAACACAATGGTCATGTCATACAAAGTGTTCTCAAATCTTGTTGACAACGACGACATCACTGATCGGATCAAATACACATCATCTGATTCAGTCACAGCGGATCTTCTCGCTAGACTGTTTGGACTTGATCGTGTCCTGATTATGATGAGTACATTCAACTCCGCTGACGAAGGTGCATCTGCTTCCTACAGTCAAATCGGAGACCGTGATGCTCTTGTCTGCTACGTTGCACCAAACGCTGGACTCATGATGCCTTCCGCAGGCTACAACATGGTCTGGAGTGGTGTCGGTGGGGGACTAGGGACCAACACAGCAATCAGCCAGTTTGAACTCCCAGAGCGACGAGCAACTCGTGTGGAAATTGAATCCGCATGGGATTACAAAGTCGTGAGTTCTGCTCTCGGTTATTTCCTCAGCAACTGCGTTGCTTCTTAATATGGAATAACAGTTGATTGAATCAACCTAGTTTGAGGACCGGCTCCGGATTATCCGGTCCGGTCCTCAAATCGTTTACGACAGAACAGGAGAACTCATGGCAAGTCCGCCAAACAATACAGCAACAACAACAGCATTGACCGGTTCCGATCAAACAGTTCTATCTGGTGGAGGCGTTTTCTTCGGAGGCACATTCACTGAGACAGGCGGATCAACTGCCGGTTGTATCATTTATGACAACACAGCGAACTCTGGAACGATACTGGCAAAGATCTCACTGGCATCAGGTGGAGTTGAACACATCAACTTCGCAAATGGTTTGGCAGTAGTTAACGGAATCAGGGTGGACATCACCTCTGGAGCAATCGCCGGTTCTATCCACTCCACATCGTAGGTCTAAACCATGACGTGGACTTATTCAGGAGATCCAGACTCAAGTGCTTTGAATGCGATCCGTTTCCTGATCGGAGATACGGACACGAACGATCAGTTGCTCTCAAACGAAGAAATCACTTGGGTCAATAGTCAAGTCACCGGAAGCACCACCTCAACTGATGGCTTGTATGAAGCCTCATATCGTTGTCTCCTCGGAATCGCTTCCAAGTTCTCACGCCTAGCGGACCAAGCAATCGGTGATTTGCGTGTCAGCATGTCTCAGAAAGCCAAAGGAGCCAGAGAGCAGGCAGAAGAACTCAAGAAACTCGCTTTGCGTGAAGGCTCAACGCCGACTCCATACGCTGGAGGAATCACGATCTCGGACAAAGAGATTGATGACGCAAACAGTGACCTCGTGGATCATTACTTCAAGAGAGGTCAGTTCGTAGATATCAGGGACGGAGCGAGCGGAACAGTTGATCGGTACGCCGATTTCGGTCCATTTGGAGCGTCCTGATGACAGGCGCTTCACCATCGGCGGTGTTCCTGACCGATCTGAAAGTCAACATGGCTCCGGATTCGGTAGATATCCGAACCAGTTCCACGATGAACTCCTACGGAGAGCGATCATTCTCTGGCGGTGCGACCTCATATGATGCTTTCATCACCAGAGTCAGCGCTTCCGACAGGAACGTTCGGGAAGATCTGATTGACACTGAGTTCATTGTCTACATTCCGGACGCTTCATTGACGTTAAACGTTGACGACCAGATCACGCTTCCAGCGCCGATCTCTGGCGTGCGACCAATCGTGCGAGTCAACACCAAGAAAGACACTCATGGACAAGTGGCGGTCATCGCTTATGTCGGAACCAAAGCGAAACGAGGTGGCTGATGGCTCAGAAGGGCGTGTCATTCAAGATTGACCAGAAGTCATTCGTTGATCTCCAGAACAAACTGAAGAAGGTTGGATTGAACGGAAAGCAAGTCGCCGGTCAAGCGATGTACACTCTGGCGACACATATCGGCAACGAATCGCAGGCGCTCGTTCCGGTGGACACCGGCGTTCTCCGTGGGTCCATGGACATCACTCGCCAGAAGTCATTTACTCAGAAAACGGTGCGAGCCGAAATCACCTATGGTGGACCGTCTGCTCCGTATGCGATTGTTCAGCATGAGCGCACAGACTTCAATCACCCCAAAGGAGGCGAAGCCAAATTCTTGGAGAAACCGTTCCTGAAACACACAGAAGGTTTCCCACAGAGTTTCGTTGAACGAATGGAGGCTGAGGCTGGGTTCACAACATGGACAGGGGGGACATACTGATGGCGGTCCTCACTGATGTCGGCGCTTACCTAGACACCAACGTCACCGCTGTCTCTCTGACAGCAGGAACGAATCTGTTCTATGGACGGCTCCCTGATTCTCCTGATACTTGCGTGGCGTTGTATGAAACCGGCGGTCAAGCCCCAGAGGACACCATGGGCAACAACTCAGCGCCAGTGTTTGAGAACCCACGAGTCCAGATCATTGTCCGAGCCTCAGACTATTCCAGCGCAGAGACACTCATCAGGGACTGCTGGGACAAGTTGCAACTCGTATCCAACGAGACGTTGACCTCAACACATTATTTCAGGATCAACGCAGTTCAATCACCGTTCGCTCTGGAACGTGACTCGCAGGACAGAATGATGATGGCGTGCAACTTCCAGATCGTGAAAACGCCGTGAGTCAGGATCCGTATGGTGAAACAAGAATCGTCACTGAGTCTCGCAGAGTTACCAGAACGAAAGTCCGGTGCGCTAAATGTGGCAAACTCCTCGCCGAAATGGTCAGCGCTCCATGGAGGTTGCGTTGCCCACGGTGCAAAGCAGTCAACGAAAGCGCTCCAGAGCCTACCAACAGCCCATCAAAGTCGTCTGAGACGGCTCAGAACGGCTCCTAGAGGCTCAAATATGGTTGAAATGGGCAGATATACCGGTCAATCGCTCAGAGAGCGCCTGAGAGCGCCTCAGCGCTACAACGATTTGAGCGGTGTTTGGACTAGGATCGGAGAATGAGCGTGGAATTGACCAAAGCCGAGTCCGTCAAGCAGGGAGATTTCGTGTCCTACCGGACTGCTAAAGGAAATTATATTGCGGAAGTCAAACGAGTCGTGACCTCTGGAACCGAAACCGTGGTCACCAGCGAAGGCGGAACCGAAACGATTGAAGTCTCAGAGGATTCCCCTGTCGCTATCGTCAGCATCTTCATCAACAACGAAGATGGAACGTTCTCCAGAAGCGACCGTGACGTTCCGGTCAAAGTTTCAATGCTCCGTCACAGGAGCGAACCGATGATGAAGCAAGTATCTCAGAAAGTCCGGACAGCGTTGGAGAACAAAGTCAAGGACCACAATGAGAAGGTTGGCTCCACCGCCAGCAAACGAACAACGTTGAGAACCCTGATCGCCGTCTTTGAGCGAGGCGTTGGCGCATATCGGACCAATCCGCAATCGGTACGTCCGACAGTGAGTTCTCCGGATCAATGGGCATACGCCAGAGTCAACTCATATCTGTATGCTCTACGCAACGGAAGGTTCCGAGGAGGAACACACGACACGGATCTTCTCCCGAAGGGACACCCGAAATCCACGAAGAAGTCACGCTTCAAACAGATAAGCAAAGATACCTACAAACCGACCGCTGGCATGATCGCCTCGGCTCGGCGTGGATTGAAACTCAGATCGGAGCAACCACCCAGCAAACGAGGCGGAACTCCTGTAGGTATCGCTAGAGCCAGAGACATCGTGAACGGAAAGTCCTTGAGCGCCAGCACAGTCCTCAGAATGTATTCGTTCTTCGCTCGCCATGCTGTAGATGAAAGAGCCGGAGGCTGGGATCCCTCAGATGACAACTACCCAAGCAAAGGTTTTCAGGCGCACCTTTTGTGGGGAGGAACCGAAGGTAAGGCGTGGAGCAAACGAATCAGGAACCAGATCATGGAAGAACGCAAAGCAAAGAAAGAAACACTTAAGGAGGCAACTCAAATGATGCTAGAAAAAGGATACGGATACGAGTACAAGGACTACGGTGGCGAGGACTTAGACGATGATCCAATGACACTGATGCTAATGGCGTATCGTGCTTTATTAAACAAACCACATTGCCATGATCTATTAGATCCTCTCATGATGCTCATTCATGAACTTCAAACGAAAATGGAGGAGGACATACAGGAGGAGCATCAAGAACAACATCGCAGAGAAGAAATGATGGAAGATGAGGGCATGATAGAAATTGACCTTGATCGGGAAGATGAGGAACGATACGGATTCAACTACTCATCGCCGTCAAAGAAAGCCCAGAAAGAAATCGTGATGGAAGATGGACAATTCTGTGTTCGCTCTAAGACAACTGGCAGATCGTTCGGTTGCTACAAGTCACGACCTCAAGCAGAGGCACGTCTCCGCCAGATAGAATCTTTCTCTGACTCCAGCGTGTATTCAGCGACAGACAAAGAACTGATTCAATGGCACGACAGGGTTCACACACTCAAAGCGCTCACTCCGGACATGGTGACACTTCATGACCTCATTGAAGAAGAACTGGAGGATCGTGGATTCGCTCCGCCGTACACGCTCGGAAACTCCGAAGCGAAACTAGCGATGCTGGAAAAGATGGAAGGCTCATTGCCAGTCGTCAAACAAGCAGAGCAACGATTCACTCTGGGACCGGTGTACGTTCCAAACATGGAGGACGCTCACAAAGAGTTCACTGATGAGAACACGTTGCAGAAGGCTCTCTGGAAATGGGTTCGCAAAGGCGACCGCCGGATCTACTTGCAACACTCGGAGAAGGAAGCCGGAGAGATGGTTGAGATACTGACGTTCCCATTCCCGATAGAAACCGAGTTGACTGTTCCCAATGAAGGCGTGACCAAGTACAAGTTCCCAGCGAACACTCCGTTCATGGGAGTGATCTGGAAAGACTGGGCTTGGAATATGGTCAAGTCCGGAGAGTTGCGTGGCTACTCCATCGGCGGTCAAGCAAAACGAATGGAAGCAGATCTTCCTCAAAAGGCTCTGGTCTAAAAAGCAGAAAGCCCCTGACCGAAGTCAGGGACTATCGCTGGGGGCTTTGGCTTAAGAGAAGTCACCGAGAATGATGAGTTCTTCTTTGATGTTCTTGTGGTCATCTTTCCAACAGCATTTCTTGTTGCAGTCATAACTGCGTGTCAATCTGTAATCTCCGCTGGCGGTTGTGAACCCAGTTTCTATTGAGATGCCGAGTTCCACCGTGTCTATTGTCCAACGTGTACCAGTATCAATGACACCATTCTCATCGGCTTGGCTTGAGAGAAGCGCATCAAGGTCACTGTCTGTCTCTGCGAGAACGTTGAGTGCATATTCAACCGGAAGAACTTTGTCTCCGTTGCCGAGTTCAACATAAACATCAACACCATGGTTCTCACCTTCACGGAACTTGAACTCAGTTCCGGCTGAGAGTGCTTCCATTGGAATCACTACGGTGAGTTCTTTCGTCATTCTGGTTTGGAGTAAAGATCCGTCATTGACTCCTTGAAGTCCGGTGGTGATTCCGATTCTACTGTCTCCCATTGGTGCTTTGTGATCGTAGGAACCGTAAACCTCAACAGTGACTTGATATCCGGTTGGGCAGTCATAAGAATCAAGCGCTGGTTTGTTGTATGAAGCGTAAGGATTTTGTCTCATGTACTTCCATTTGATTGATCCATCTTTGTTGTATTTAACTTCCTGATCTGGTGTCAGTGTTTGGTTCAAGAAATCCGCTCCGCCTAAGTGATTGATTGCTTTCGCTAGATCTTCTTCTGCGTAGAACCAACTCTTGAATTGGTATTTCATTTTATTTAGTGTTTTCATTTTGATCTCCTTTTGATCTTGGTGGTTTTGTGATTCGGATTGTTCCGAGTCGTGAGTTGCCGGATCGTGAATCCGGTGGAGGTCTTACCTCTCAACCCTTTTGATTATTCGCCGACAATCTCACTGAATGAGACTTTTCCGAGTATCTCAACAGGTCCAAGATCCTTTTGAGTCCAAACTTGAACTAGATCTCTAGAAGCGGTGATATTAACAGTTCCTATGTACTCGGCGTTCACGATCACGGTTGTTTCGTTTTCGTCAGCGCTGAACCTCTTGACTGAAAAGGTTTCTGCAAAGTGCATTGCTTGTTCTCCAGTTGCCCAGCCATTGTCTTTGATTTCAAAGCCGAAGATCGGTCCGACTATTTGCTCCCAAGTTTTCTTGACTGTTCCGAATACGGTGGTGAAATACATTCCGTTTTCGCTTGTTTGCCATTCTACATTTACTGTAATTTGATTACTCATTGTGATCTCCTTTGTGATCGTTGTTTCCATAAGTACATAATAGGCATAAATACCTAGTTTCATGCAAGTTCTACAAAGAAATCTGCAAAAGCGCAGGTCAGACCCCATAAATATCTTCATGAAAAGAGCGCCAAAAAACACAAAACATTGAAATCGTCAAAACTAGAGCGACCTCCAATGACTCTCCGCTCCGGTGAACTATCATGTTCCCAAACCCAAAGTGACCTTTGTGTCCTGAGTTCCCATGTGGACGGTCCGCTGACTTTCCCATGGAAAAGTTAAGGAGCCAGCGTGCCGAAATACCATGTGACAGGAGGACCGACAGGAGATGCCAGCATTGAGATCGCTGGCAAAACATACAACGTCGGAGAATCATTTGAAGCGCCATCAAAAGATCTGAAATGGCTCATTGATGACGGCTACATCAAAGCCGGAGCGCCAGCCAAAACCAGTTCAAAGAAACAACCGGAACCGGAAGAACCGGAAGCGGAAGAACCCGAATCAGAAAAGGACGGTGACTGACCATGCCAACATTCATTCATGGAAAAGATACTGCGGTTTACATTGACGAGTTTGATCTTTCTTCATACTTCACATCAGCCGACACGAGCATCAACAACTCTATCGCCGAGACGACAGCGTATGGAGCAACTGACTCAGCGTTCATCATGGGCATGAGGTCCGGAACGTTATCCTTGAGCGGAATGTGGGCAGGCGACACTGACGGCTCCGATGAAGAACTCCAAGCGCTTCTCGGTAACGCCACGACACCGGTCATCACAGTTCGTGAAGGATCAGCGTCTATTGGGAGCGGAGCGATCGTCGCTCAGGCAAACGAAACGTCATATGCGATTTCGTCACCGGTCGCTGATGTTAGCACCGTGACCGCCGACTTTGAATGCTCTACCAATAACACAACCAATTTGACGTTCGCTCTGGCATCGGGAGTTCAACTCACCGCCGGAGCCAGCATTGCTCATGGATCTTTGGGCAATCTCAGTTCTGTAGATAACTCAGCATCATCAGCAAGTGGTGGCGCTGGGACTCTGCATGTTCCCACTAACACCGTTGATGGGAACACAACAATCAAGATTCAGCACTCGGCGAACAATGTGTCGTGGGCTGACTTGATTTCATTCACCGTGGTCGGCAGTTCTGCCAAGACTTCGGAAATTAAAGCAGTATCCGGCACAGTTAATCGCTACCTTCGGGCATCGGCTAGCACCGCCGGTTCATCAGGAAGCATCACATTCATGATCGCTTTCGCTAGATTCTAGGAGGAATCAAAAATGCCAACATTTGTACACGGTAAATCAACAGATTTTGCCATAGATGACACCGGTGGTTCAAGCCGGAATATCTCTGACACATTGACTTCAGTTGACTTCCCTGAAACCATTGCAACCGCTCTGACAACAGCATACGGATCATCAAATGATTCATATATTGTCGGTATCAAGAACACAACTATCAGCATCAGCGGAATCTGGGATGCCACACTTGACGGTTATCTTGCAGGAGGCGCAGAGCCAGCCAGCCGGTCCTTCATTTATGGTCCAGCCGGAACCACCGGAGGGAACGTCAAGTACACTGGAGAAGCGATCATGACTTCATACAGCATCTCAAATCCTGTGGCTGATGTCGTGACCTTCAGTGCTGATTTCCAAGTGACCGGCGCTGTGACTCGTGGGACTTACTAACCAAAATTAAATAACAACTAGCAGAAGGAGTGACCAAAGTGTCCAATCTTGCAGACAAAATAAGAAACTCCGAGGATTTACACTCGGAACTGTATTCAATCCCTGAATGGGGAGTGACGATCATGGTGAAGTCAATGAGCGCTCGCCAACGTGCTATCTATGCCAGCACGTTGACCAGTGAAGGAGCAACTGACGTTGATGCGATTGCATCGGTGGCGTTGAGCCGGATTGAGAGCCTCTGGGGATCCATGATTGTCGCATGTTGCTTTGATCCTGAAAATGGGAAACGAGTGTTCTCAGAAGAAGATCTGGAATGGCTCATGGACGAGAAAAGCGGTGAGGTTGTTGGCGACCTAGCCACCAAATGTCTTGAGGTATCCGGATTGAGTTCAGATAGCGCAGATGATTCGGGAAAAGATTCCTCGGATTCTCAGATAGCCGAGGAAGAACACGACCAGAACGTCGTTTCTATTTCAGATTAGCGAGGGATCTGGGTATGACAGTCAGCGACCTTCTCAACAATATGAGTTCTGGAGAACTGACTGAATGGGTTGCCTATTACAAACTAGAAGCGGAAGAAAAGGCTCACGCTCATCAAGTAGCGCAGAACCGAAACAAAACGAGGAGGCGTTAGATGGCTGAGTCAATCATCGGCAGAATCAAAGCCGTCCTCGCCATGGACGCTGAACAGTTTGACAAAGCGATCGGAAAAGCGCAGGGCAAACTCAAAGGTTTTGGCGATTCGTCGGCTAAGGCTGGCAAAACACTTTCATTGAAACTCACAGCGCCTATTGTTGGTGCTGGTGCTGGTGCGTTCAAGATGGCGATGGACTTTGAGCATTCCATGACTCAGATCCAGTCGTTGGTTGGTCGCTCGGCGGAAGAAGTCGCTGATTTGTCAGAACATGTGAAGCGTTTATCGGGTGAGACTGCTCGGTCGCCGAAAGAACTCGCTGATGCTATGTTCTTCATCACATCTGCCGGTCTTGATGCCTCGTCAGCGGTCAGGGCGTTGGAGTTCTCAGCGAAAGCGTCAGCGTCTGGTTTGGGTGACACGGTAGCGATCGCCGATGCGGTCACGAACGCCATGAATGGTTATGGCTTGAGCGCTGAACAGGCTTCATTTGCGACCGATGTTCTGACGAAAACTGTGGAACAGGGTAAAGCCTCAGCAGAAGATCTTGCTCCTACATTTGGAAAGATCATTCCGGTTGCGTCTGAGTTGGGCGTAGAGTTTGATCAGATCGGCGCTGGTATGGCGTTCCTGACACGATCCTCTGGTGATGCAAACGCTTCAGCGACTCAGTTGCGTGGAATCCTGAACTCAATCCTGAAACCTTCGTCTCAGGCGAAAGAGGCTTTGGAACAGATCGGTTTCTCATCGCAGGATTTCAGGAAAGCCGTCAAAGATGAAGGTCTCTTGGAAGGTCTTTTGGAGTTGCGTGGGAGGTTAGAGGACAACGGTTTGGAAATGGCGAATGTGTTTGAGAACACTCGTGCGTTGGCTGGTGCGTTGCAACTGACCGGCGTTCAGGCAGATCAGGCTGTGGCTGTGTTCGCTGAGTTGGAGAAATCCGCTGGGAAAACCGATGAGGCGTTTGCGATCGCTTCAGAAACCACAAGATTCAAGTTTGACAAAGCGATGGCGCAGTTCAAACTCACAATGATTGAAGTCGGTGAAAAAGTCATTCCAATTGTTCTTCCTCTCATAGAGAAGTTAGCCAATTTCGTTGGAAGTCTTTCGGAGAAGTTCAGCAACATGTCGCCGTTCATGCAGAAAGTGATTCTGGGATTCACTGGATTGTTGGCGGTCATGGGTCCGACGCTGATTGTTGTCGGCAAGATGTCACATGGCATCAACGGTTTAGTGACGATGTTCGGCAAGTTGGCTTCTTCCGCTGGATTCGGAGCAGGCAAAGGAGCAGGCGGAGTCCTGTCTAAATTCGGGAAAGTTCTTGGCGCACACCCGAAGATCGCTATTGCGAGCGCCGTGGCGATCGGTGTCGCCAGTGTTGCATTCCACAAATTCAGGAAACGAGCAGAAGAAGCACGCAAACGCCAGAAGGGACTGACAGAAGAATTTATCAAGGCTGGAGACCCCACAGCGACGCAAGTCCAGAGACTCCGAGACATGGCTCAGGAACTGAAAGCGGTGGAAGAAGGCGCTGAAGGGACTGCCATGAAGTTTGAAGGATTAGCAGGGGAACAAACCCTGTACAACTTGCTCCTGAAAGACAAAGTTGTTCCTCAGTTTGAAGCGCTTGGATTGTCCATGGAGGATACGATGGAGGTTCTTTCTGGTGGAACTGACAAGTTCCAAGAGTTGAAAGAGAAAGTGGATCTGGCAGGAATGACCAACGCCAAGTTCGTTGAGGAACTTCGCAAAGTGACCGGCGCTGAGTCAGAAGTAACGAACGCCATCGCTGAAAGAATAGAAGCAGAAGAATTGTCACTGGATCAGGCGAGGAAGATCCTGTTTTCGTTGGACGAAACCGCTGACGCTTTTGATGACCACAACAACAAACTCAAAGAAAATGCAAAGGAATATATTGAGTCCGGCGAAGCGATGTCTGATTATGCCGACATTTTGGGAGTTGATACGGTTGCTTCACTTATTGCTGGCGTTAACGAAGGTAAATCATTCCAAGAAGTTCTTGATGACATTGAGACTGAGGCGAACAAAGCCAAAGAAACTCAAGACAAAGTGAACGCTGGCTTTGAAGAATTTGACGTTGTGATGGGCGATCTTTCAGGCTTCACGATGCCGGACATGGTTGACGCAACTGAAGAAGTCGCAAAGAGCGAAGAAGAACTAGCGCAGGAGATAGAAGAAGCGAACCAGAAGATGCAAGACCAGATTGATCTGACCAACGAATTGAAAGATCAGTTGCGTTCACTCGCTGATCCCCTGTTCGCTGTCGCTCTCGCTGAGGCTGATGTCATTGAAGCATCTGAGAAACTGACAGAAGCGTTGACCGAATCCAACGGTCAGATCGGAACTCAAACTGAGGAATCACGAGACGCTCTCACCGCCATGGCAGACTATACGGACAAGATAGACGACTTCGCTTCTGAACTTGTCGGCTTACCCATGGAAGAAGTGAACACCAAGTTCCAAGATCAAAGAGGTTTCATTGACGATCTCGCTGAAGCAAACCTCATCAGCAACGAACAGTTTGACTTGCTGAATGGTCTCCTTGATGATGCTTTTGATCAGATCGGACTTATCAACGACCGTGAATTGATTATCTCTGGAAGTGCTGAGATCACCCCACAACTCCAAAGTCTTCTCAACAACGTGACGCAGGCAGGCGGTTTGGCGAACTTCGGAGCGCAAATCACCGGCTTCATTGGCGGTGCAGTACCGATGGCAAAGGGCGGAATTATTACGAAACCCACTTTTATTCAGGCAGGAGAGCAAGGCGCAGAGGCTATTATTCCCTTGAATCAGGCTGGGAATATGCTCGGCGGTGGCACAACAGTCAACGTTGTCGTTGAAGGATCGGTCCTGAGCGAAATGGATCTGGCTGACGTTATCCAAGCGCAACTCATCCGCACAAAGAACCGGAACGCTTCACTGGAGTTCGGCTAATGGCTCTCGCACCTGTGACCGTGGAAGTGGCGTTCCAGAAGGGCATCACTGAAGATGCTCAGGATTCTGACTTCACAACGATCTCAACGGACAATCCGATCCGTGAGTTCCAGATCGTTCGTGGACGCAAAGGCGAACTATCCACAACTCAGGCAGGGCGAGCCGTCATCATTTGTTCAAATGCTAATGGCAAACTAGATCCATCAAACACTTCATCAGGATCGCCGTACTATGTGAGCGCATCAACGAACGTGATTCCGATGCGTCACGTCAGAGTCAAAGCAACTGATCCAGCGACATCAACGACGTATGTGATTTTCCGTGGGTTCGTTGAGAAGTGGGTTCAGGAATATCCGCATGAGAAAGATCAAGTGACGAGACTGGAATGCGTAGACGCTTTCAAAGCATTATCTCTGGCGAGATGTGACGGCACTTCAGAATCTCAAGAACTTTCTGGTCTCAGAGTAGCGAACCTTTTGGATCAGGCTCAATGGATCGGTTCCGGCTCCGGCTCTACATCTGTGTCCGGATATCGGGACATTGACAATGATTCCAACAACCAAACGATCCCAGCGAAAACATATGCTGTGACGGAAGATGTTCTTTTACAATGTCAGCAAATAGAAACAGCGGAGATCGGTTCTTTCTTTGTGTCACGCTCCGGTGTGATGACATTCTTGAACCGCTTGAACAGAGTCTCTCAATTCGCTTCAATCTCAGCAACATTTTCTGACACATCAACTTCCGGAGGGAGAGTCAAGTACAACCGACTCAACTTTGAATCTGAAGACTTGAGTATCATCAACAGGATTGACACAGTGATCTCTTCAGGATCTTCCGGAACTCAGAAAAATAATACTGATTCACAAACCAAGTTCGGTATCAGATCCCTGACTCAGGGAGATCTTTTGTTGACTTCAACCTCTGAGGCTGATTCATGGGCGGAATACAATATCGGGCGTTTAGCGAATCCAGCGAACAGGGTTCAGTCAATTAAACTGATCCCACAGGAACAGGACGCTCTCTGGGCGGTCGTGTTACAGGCGGAACTTGGAAACGCATATGTGATTGAGCGAACGCCGTCCGCTGGGAACGCTATCAGTTCAACGGTCATCGTTGAGAGGATCTTGCACAAAGGCAGAGGCGCTTCATGGACAACTGAGTTTGAACTATCACCGGCGGACACAGCCGGATATTGGACACTGGACGACGGCTCTGGAACGTACTCGGCGTTCTCAGAACTGGGCAACACAACAAGGCTATTCTTCTAAGGAGACGACATGACACAAATCAACTGGCAATTTCAAGTGAACAATCGGGCTGGCGGTTACATTGTGACCGCTACGGACTGGAACGACTACGGTTCATGCTTCCGATCGTTCATTGACCAAACAACAGGATCAGGCACGACAGACAACGTTCCGCTTCCGATCGGAATTGATCTGGTGAACGATAGGGTTTATATTTCCGACCCTGACTCAGCGACACCGGAAAACGCCAACCATGCTGACACCACATTGTCGGTCGTTGGTTCATCAACGTTCAACGGAACAATGGATCTCACGTCAGCGGTCATTTCAGGAGCATCGGCACTTGTATTTGAAGGAGCAACCGCCAACGCTCATGAGACAACGTTTGCGATCACTGATCCCACCGCTGATCGGACAATCACATTCAAAGATGGAACAGGAACAGTGGCATTCACATCTGACATTACAACTGTTGCTGGCTCGGATCATCAGGTCCAGTTCAACGACAATGGTAGTTTCGGCGCTGACGCTAACTTCACTTATGACGGATCAGCAACAACATTGAAAGCAACACTCACGGTGGGTCAGGACGACACAGGACATGACGTGAAGTTCTTCGGCGCTACGTCTGGAAGTTATGTTCAATGGGACGAAAGCGCTGACAAATTGATAATCAATGGAAATGGTGGAAATGGTCTTGAACTGACAAACGGAATTGCTTCTTTCCAAAACAATGTTGATATTGATGGAGACATTGATGTTGATGGAACAACAAACCTTGACGCTGTAGATATTGACGGTGCTGTGCAAATAGATGGAACCGTCACTATCGGCGTTGATGATACAGGATACGACGTAAAGTTTTTTGGTGACGAATCTGGTTCACACATGCTATGGGACGCTTCTGCTGACGACCTTGAGTTCTTCGGAAATTCAAAGATTAACCTAAACGGCACAACTGCTGGTTCAACAAACTTCCAAATTAACTTTGCGGAGTCATACAACGTTTTTGCAGACAACACTGGAACAGGATCAGACAACTCTCGGCTCTGGATCTCAGGAAACGCTGGTGGTGCTTGCTACATAGGACCAAGAGCAGGTGGGTCATTGTTTGAGGACATTTTTCTTAGAGCAGACGTTACAGTTTCTGGAGCGTTGTCTAAAGGTTCAGGATCATTTGATATTCCACACCCAACCAAAGGCGGAGACTGGCGATTGCGTCACTCATTTCTTGAAGGTCCAACATGTGACAACATATATCGTGGCACAGTAACAATTTCAGGAAGTTCAGCAACGGTTGATCTTGACACAGTTTCAAACATGACTGCTGGAACATGGGAAGCCCTAAACACAAACACTTGGTCAATGGTCAGCAGTTCAGGAAACGCTGTCACTTGGTCACTGTCAGGAAAGACATTGACAATCAACGGACCAAACGGCGCTGTGTGTTCTTGGATGGTTATTGGAGAACGCAAAGACGACAACATCAAAGGTTCAAAGCAAACAGACAGCAACGGCAAACTCATCACAGAATATGAGAATGCAGACATCAACGCAGATGCAGACGCATAGCGAAGAATAGGAGAAAACATGGAAATACATATCAACCCAGCAGAGGTTCTTGCAGAGATGCAGAACAGATTCCCCAAAGAAACTGAGATCTGTGTTCAAGCAGTCCAGATTCGCAAAATGGGTCAACTACTTGAGGAAGCAACGCCAGAAGATGAGGACGTTGATTTGAAGGTGGTTGAAGATGCCTAGATACCGAGTTGTGACGAACAACATGTATTTCAATCAAGTGACTGGAACGTATGAAGCAGGAAAGATTCTTGGTGCAAACCAATACCAACACGGCGATCAGTTCAACGCCTCAGCGGAACAAGTCGCTGACGCTTTGAGCGATGGATATGTCGTGGCTACAGACAGTTGAAAGCCTTTGAACTAGAATGGAGATGACATGGCAAAAAAACTACCTTTAGTACATAACAGAGTGAGAGTGGATCTCTTGCACCCGACGTTCGTCGCTCGGCTTGACGCTCTCCTCAATGGTGAGTTCAATGGCAAAGCGAAGATCGTGAGTGGCGTTCGTTCGTATGCGGATCAGAAGTATTTCTGGGACGGTTACCAGAACAAGTTGAAAGGCAAGGCTGGCTATTCTCACTTCAATCTCGCCAGCAACCCAGACAGGAAGTTCGGCGGTGGATTGTTCCAAGGGTCATGGCATATGCAACAACCTTTTGACAATTACGGACACGCAGTTGATATCCGGCTTTACTCCGGTTTGACATGGGCAAAGTTCGTTCCAGTAGCGAAACAATACGGCGTTTGCCAAACAGTTTTCCGACCTCAATACGAGGCATGGCACTATCAATGGCGCAACTCAAATGGAATCTTCCAAGCGCCAGCGATGAAGGGCGAAAAGAGCGAGTCCAAAGCGGTGAAAAAAACCAAGGTGGACATGAAGGGAGTCGCAGGAGCGATCGCCATGCTCGGCGCTCAAGTTGCTCGGCGACCGCTCAGGAGAGGCAGTCGGAACTCGGCGGTGAAAGTCGTTCAAGAACGATTGAACGCCAAAGGGTACAAATGCGGATTCCCAGATGGGATTTGGGGAAGAAAAACTGACAAGGCTTTCCGTCAGTTTCAACGGCAGAATAATCTGGTTGTTGATTCCGTGTGCGGTCCGCTTTCGTGGGCAAAACTTATCAAATAGGAGAATGATATGAGATTAAACATTGACCAATTCAAAGACATCGCTGAGAGAGCGATCTTCACTTATGTCCAAACATTCCTCGGACTGCTTTCTGCTTCCGGAATGGGCGTGGACATGGGCGGAATCTCAACTCTCAAAATGGCAGGCATAGGCGCTCTGCCAGCGATGATTTCAGTCATCAAAGGAGCGATCTGCACGATGGCTCCGATCGGTGACGCAACTGCTTCCATCGTGAAGCAACTGGAAGATATTCCAGAAGATGCTGACGAGCATCTCTACGAGTAGGAGACAGACATGACAAAGCCAAGATTAAGCAACAAGAGAGCGAACCGTGTCGCTGTCATAGCACTCAAGGAACAACTCCGTGAGCGTGGATATGACGTTGGGCGGTCCAACAAGGGAATGTTCAGCAAAGCGGTTCTCCGTGGCGTTGTGGCGTTCCAGAAGGACAACAAGTTGGAACAGACTGGTGTTGTTGATGATGCTGTGTGGGAAGCGTTAGAAGGTAAGCCAAAGAAGAAGGCTCCAGCCAAGAAAGCACCAGCGAAAAAAGCAACGACAGCGAAGAAGGCTCCAGCGAAGAAAGCCCCAGCCAAGAAAAAGGCTCCGGCGAAGAAAAAGTAGTTTGTGACCGCTGTCCGCTGTGACGGCTGTGACGTGACGTGGACCTCTGACGCTGGTTTCCGGTGTTGGTCATGCTTAGAACTCGTTAGAACGCCTCTGTGTGGCTCTGAGGAGCCTCTGACGGAAGAAGAATGCGCTGATGCTCTGCTCGCTGATCTCGTTGAGTGGAATCAGGGCAGAAAGCAGAAAGCCCCCGACCGAAGTCGGGGACTTCCCTATGGAAACACACCACCAAGTGTGTTCTTGTCTGTATTAGTTGATGACTTTGAATGAGTCGCCGAGTTGTGGAAGCAATGACAGCGTTCCGCCTTTTTCCCATTTCACGTTGATGCTTCCATCTCCATAGACCTCAAGGACTTCGCCTTTTGTTCCAATCCCGATGATCCCATTGAAGTGATCTGAGTGTACTAGTTCCACTGTTGTTCCTTTTGTGATTTTCATTTTGATCTCCTTTTGATCTTGGTGGTTTTGTTTGCCGGATTGTCCGGTCGTGAACTGCCGAGTCGTGAACTCGGAGGCGGTCTTACCGCTCAGTCCTTTTGATTATGCGCTGACAATCTCCTCATCGGGATATAAAGCCTTCAAGTCCATGTAATTTTTTCCGGTGACATCAGTACGGTTGGCGATCATCTGATCCAACTGATCCGATGTCAAGCGAATTGTTACATTCCCGAATTGGAAAGTTTGACTTCCATTGGTTCCGCAGGCAAAGTAAAGTTTCGTTTCCTTGTTTACATTAACTCTTACGTCTGACACTTCTTCTGTTTCTTGCAACTGCGTTGCTGTAACATACGCACCTTTGGCGAAGATGTGAAGGTGTCGGTCTTTGTAATCCGCTCCGTCAAATGCTTTTGAGTATCTTGTGATTTCTATATTTTCCATTTTGATCTCCTTTTGATCTTGGTGGTTTTGTTTGCCGGATTGTCCGGTCGTGAGTTGTGAGGTCTCGCTCCTCGTGGCGGTCTCGCTCCGCTCAACCCTGTCGCCTTAGATTGTTGCGATGTATTCTTCGTAGGTTGGAACTTCTAGTCCGGCGATAGCGTTCTTTCCGGCTTTGGTTCGTGGGTCAATTTTGGAGTCTCCCCATACGGTTGTGTATTTTACGTTTAGCCATTCGGTTCCGTATGCCCAGTCAAAGTGCTTTACGTTTTCACCGTTTGCTTGAAATTCTTCTACGAGGTCAAATGGGAACATGTTTGAGTGTTGAACATAAACTTCAGTTTCGGCTCCGATGCTACTTACAAATCCTCTGTGGTTTCCTCTGTCATCAACTAGTGAGAATTGCACACTTCGTCCTGTAGCGATAACATTGCTTGCCCAACCGCAAACAGTTTTTTCTTCCCATACAGGATTTCCTGTTTCTGAATTATATCCAGTTATTACTTTTGCCATGCAAGTTACTTGGTGGCGTAGTGTCTTAAGGCTTGAAGCCTTGATGAATTTTGCTTTGCCTAGTTTGTAGTTGTTTACGTTTATCATTTGGTTGATCTCCTTGGTTGTTTCCATGTCCTTAAAGATAGACCCTAATACCTAACTTTGCAACTCATTCAGCGCCAGTTGACGATATTTCTTTCCCGAATCCCCAAAAAGCCCTAGAATCCAACGGTTTTGACCTCAAAGAAATTTCTCAAAAATCGTCAAAAACAGCCCCAAAAAAACACCAAACATTGAAATTGATGAAACTGGAGGAGCCGGTCGGCGGAGATTTTGGAAACAACGTCCGACCGGCTCCAATCCCCAAAGCAGGGAGAAACCACATAATTTTGTACCACCAAGACTAGGAGGTCATACCTCTTTGGGGATCTGCTCAACTCATCATACATTGTTCTCAGAACCTTCTGTGGCGATCCGAGAAATTTGATATTCTATTGATAGGAGTGTCCTACAGTGACCGACCAAGAGGAGGTCGCTGAGGTGAGCGACACAAATGATGAACTCATAAATGCGATCGCTGATTTGCGATCAACGATTGATTCCAAAATGGATTCAGCGACCAGCGCTGTGGAATCCACACTGGACCGGATTGATGAAGCCAAGTCTCTCATTGACCGGATCAAAGACAACATCGCTTACATTCTCGGACTACCGGCGACCATCGGCGGAGCGTTCGGTTTCCTCTGGGACTCTGGCAACGATCAGGCTCAACTGGAGTATCAAGTCACGCAGTTGGAGTCGGCGGTGGCGGAACTCAAATCAGAGAATGATCTGCTCGGCGGTGGAGGGAAGAACTTCTCTCTGGATCTGGCAGGAGCGCCAGCAGGATCTCTCATTCCGATTCTTCTCGGCGTTGGGCTGATTCTGATACTTGCCGGTCTGTTTATCTATCAAGCAAAACGAAAGAGGCGATGAAGAAACTTTTTGGATTCCTTGGATCACTGGCGCTGATCGCTGGAGCGTGTTCCGGCGGTGGAGGCGAACAGGAGACAGTCGCCCCTGTCGTCATTGATGACAGTCAGCAAACCGTCAGCGTGTCTCTGGATTACGAACCAGCAGAAGATGGATTCTCGTTTGAGAACTTTGGTGGCGGTGAAGCACCGGCATCTCTGACCGTGAACATGGTCCGGCGCTTGTACGGCGATCATCAAGTCTGCTCTGAAGTCGTTGACAATCAATGCACGCCTTATCCGGTGGTGCTTCAACTCATTCAGCAGGCGAACCGATCCATGGCGAACGGTCTCTGCGAAGGTTTCGCTGTGCTGGCGCTCAGGCTCGCTAACGATGCAAACGCCATCAGCGAATATCAGAATGTGGCTGATGTTGCTTCCATGGTCAAGGAGGATCCACGGTTGCTCTCAGAACTCGCTTACTGGTACACGACACAGTTCGCTTTTGAGGTCGCTGAGGAAGCAGAGAAGTTCTTGTCCCTAACTCCGGCGCAGATCGCTCAGACGCTCTCAGAGGACTTCTCAGGCGCTTCTGAGGGTTCTTCGCTGGGTTACACGCTCGGATTGTATTCAGAAGCAGGAGGACACGCTGTGACACCGTACAGGGTGGAACAGATCGGAGATCAGTGGCGGATCTTCATATATGACTCAAATCACCCGAATCAGGAGCGTTGGATCAACATTGACGGCGATCGCTGGTCCTACGATCTCGCCAGCCTCAACCCGAACGACACGAGCGGAGGTTGGTCTGGATCAACCGGAACGCTGGAACTGACACCGATGAGCGCCAGACGTGGACCGTTCACATGTCCATTCTGTCCCAACGACGCACAAACCAAATCTGGGACGCTCCTGACGGTTGCGACTACCGGAGACACACAAATCGGTTTGCAGATCGTAGACGGCAAAAACAATCGCCTCGGCTGGTTTGATGGAGAGTTCATCAACGAGATTCCGAACGCCTCATACCGGTATTTGATAAGCCGAGGAACCGCTGATCCTGTTCTCGTGTATTTACCGCCAGAGGTTGAAACCTATTCGGCGGACGTAACGCAAAGCACGAGCCAGAATCCGGCGGACGTTGTGGAGGAGCCAGAAACCGCTGAGGCTGAGACACAGTTCTCTTTGCTTGTTCTGGACGAAGAACGATCCGTTCAGATTGAAGCACCGGTCACGGCGTTGGAGGAGCCGGAAGAATCTTGTGAGGATTGCGAACCGGTGGAGGAGCAATCTCTGATTGAGTGGGACGATGACGGCGAAGTGGAGATTGAAGGTCTGGAAGGCGGAACTCTGGAGATCGCTGTGGAAGATGTGGCGGTGGAGATCCCGACTAACGCTGACCAAGACATTGAGTTTGATCTGGAGGAGCAGGATCCAGAAGAAGGACAAGAAGCAGATAAGTTGATTGAGATTGACATTGTTGACGCTGACTCTGGGGAGATCCTAGTTGAGACCGAGTTTGAAACTGAACTGGAAGAAGATCAAGCGCCGATTGAATACGAAATCACATACGACGCTGACACCGGTGAACTCACCACGGAGGAAGATCAGATTGAAGCGTGGGTGGCTTCTGATGCTGACTACTTCCAAGCGGTAGCGACTGGAACAGTGAAGGAAGTTCTGGGCGACACTTGGATTGAGCAGATTGAGGAAGATCAGATTTTCTTGATCGCCACAGACGAAGACGATGACGATGACTTTGTGTGGGACGACTTTGATGACGACTACTGGGATGACGACTACTGGGATCCAGAGGACTATGACGCTGACTTCTACATTGAGGAAGCGACCGAATGGGACGACTTTGAAGGAGTTGATGACGACGACCCTTTTGGGGATCCGGAGCCGGTCCTGATAGGGACGGAATTGATTTCGGAGGAGATTCTGCTGAGGAGTTACACGACGAACTCCCCAGTGATCTCATCTGCGAATACGACGAGGACAGAGGAATACACCGATGTTGGGGGAACGCTGACGGAGACGTGGGTGGATACCCTCTGGACGGAGACGACGACGGAGATCAAATGGGAGGAGATCCAGATACGGAAGGGAACGACCAAGACTTTCCTGACTGGGACGGAGACTTCAACGGAGACGATCTGGGAGGACTTGACGGAGACAATTCAGAAACCAATTCAGGAGACACAGACGGAGACTTCATGGACGACGGAGGAACTGGTGGCGACAGTGAGGGATTGCCTGTGGAGGGAGGACAACCCACCGGAGATGATGACGATTTCATGGACGACGACTCAGATTCCGAAACCGAGTGGCTGTGCGACTCCGATGGATCCTGTTGTGACGACGGAACAGACGAATCAGAGTTCTGTCAATTCTTCGGTGACGACTCAGGCTCTGGATTCTAGTGACGGCTACTGGTACGAAACCACAGTGACAGAGACGACCGTGACAACAACATATGTGGACACTACGACCACGGAATGGACTGACGGCTTCATTGATATCGTGATCGGTGATCCGTACACGGTGGACACAGTTTCGTCAGTGACAGCGGTCCAAACGATTGACTGCGGATTGACCGCAGGCTGGTCCGGTGTTGGAGATTCTTGTGTGGCGGACATTGACACATTTGGACAACCGGATACGCTTGTATTTACCATTCAACAAACCACGACACTGGAGATCGTGGCACGAACAGATCTAACTTGCGGAGCGTGGGACGATCCAAGCGACTACGGCGACCCATTCATCAAACTGTACGATGACTCAACCGGAACTCTGCTCCAACAAGACGATGATGGAGGTTGCACTTGCGGAACTTACGAAGAATGCGGAGAGTCCGGCAACTGCTGGGACTCGGCGATCACACGCCAACTGGAGGCTGGAACATATCGCCTAGAGTTGGGCATCTACAATCAAGACACGAACGGATACTACAATGTGACAATCACGGAGGTGACATAACCATGAGCAAAGGAAAACTATTCCACTACAAAGCAACCGTTGAAAGAATCATTGATGGAGACACCATTGATGTTGTTCTAGATCTCGGTTTTGATATCCATATGAAAGCAAGGATCCGATTCGCTGGCATCAATGCGCCAGAGTCACGCACCAGAGATCCCATTGAGAAAGAGGCTGGACTTCTATCCAAACGATATGTGGAGGAGTGGTGCAAAGAAGGAGACGGCGTTGTGATCGTACAGACACAACTTGACGGCAAAGGAAAGTTCGGCAGAGTTCTCGGAAGGATCCTGAACGATGACGGTCAATGCCTCAACGATGAGATGATCTCACTCGGTCACGCTGTTCCATATGAAGGCGGATCTCGTTGATGTCTTTGCTGGCGGTCGGGATATGCCTGATCGTTGAGAAGATACAAGAACGCCGGTCGCAAAGAGCCTGATTGCCCCGCCGTCTGGGGTAGACGACTCACAAATATCAGGCTTCGGTCTTTGCGCTCTACGACCGACGCTCTCAGATCATTCTACTGTTCCTCGGTGGAAAAGTAGGGATCGTTCTGCCAGTCATACAGTTCCGGCGTTGTGTCCTCTGGAGGGAACAACAACCGAACGTTCGTTGGCTTTGGCTGGCTCCGGTTTGTTTCATACTCAAGGTACTTGTCAGAGAGCGAGTTGCAGAACCAGCCCAGAGAAATGAATCCGACTGGTAGGATCAAGAACTCGTACAACGGATTCGCCACGTTCATGATTGCGAGTATCATTTCTTGCTCCTCTCTACATGTAGCCTGTCCATCTGCAAGTATACTTCAGCGATGATATCTTCTTCTCGCTGAACCCAGAGATCCCAGTCTGGTTCCCCTGAGCCGAAGTAGTTGTCCTCAATGTATTTGAGAACCATCGCTGTCCATGAGTCCTCAGCGTATGTTCGGAATCTCATGTCCAGATTCACGAGAGCGTTCTGGACTGCTTTGTCTCGGATCACGAGCGCTTCTGGATCTTGCCTCTGCTCTGGCGTTAGTTTCTCCGCCTCGTAC